AACTTTGAAGGACTTCGGGTATGCCCCTGGAAAGTACATGAACACCTGTTCCGACTGCAAGAACACGATGTTCAACGTTGCCAAGCGTTGCAGAGTGTGCGTGGAGTGCGCCGAAGAGCGATACAGGAAGCACTACGCAGAGTGACGACAGCCGCCCTTGAGGCGGCTTTATACTTGAAGGAAGCTATGACAAACAAAGTCTCCATGCACTACTTAGACTTTTGGGCAGTCGGTGATGAAGGATATGTCCAGAGCTTTAAGCTCAACGGCAAGTCCACTCTCACCAGATTTGGAAGGCTGTGGCACCAGATCAAAGCGAGGACTACCGTTGGTGGGTCTTCACAGCGTTACCCTGGCGGTAGGGCCTACACAGGTGTCGAATTCGGTTTCGCCAACTTTCAAGAGTTCTGCGAATTCTTGATCGTCCAACCTATGTGGTGGGACAGGGACTGGCAGGTAGACAAAGACCTTCTCAGCACTGGCGCCAAAGTCTACAGTCCCGACACCTGCTGCCTACTGCCTACAGAGTTGAACAATGCCTTGAGGCTCCCATACAAGCATGAGAGGCCCGCTGCGTACTACGCGGAGAAGAGGGCTACCATTCTGACTCTCGCAGATAAGCACAGGCCAAACCTGAGAGATGGAGTTTACGACGCCCTTGTAAATTTCGTTCCAAAATCTGCGTAAAAAAAATTTGGTGGGTAGCCCGACTTTGGCATAGTGCTTGCAGGCATAGCCAGAATATATGACCAGGGCAGGGTCGATATGCAAATCCTATGCAGGCGCGAGTGGGGCTATTTTGGAATGTGGGGCATACGTGAGTGCGTTGCTTAACGGCGGCCTATTCCCCCTTCTCGCCCGTGCCAAGCCCTGAAAATATGACAGCCCCGGCCCCGTCCAGCCCTTCCCGTCTGCCTCGAACAGCACGCAACAGCCCCCATTCAGGAATCTAGAGGGGCGTCTAGATCGTGTATAATCGGGGCTTCGATCACTTCCACAGGGGCCAGCGTATGCGGTTCGTTCTCTACACCAGGGTAAGCACGCAGGAACAGGGCGACAGCCGGAATGGGTTAGAGGCCCAGCTAGCGGCCCTTCGTCGCTTCATTCAGTCGCACCAAGGGGAAGAGGTGGGGCACGTCGAAGAGGTAGCGTCAGGCGGCTATGGCCTAGACAGGCGCCCCGGTCTACGTCAGGCACTGGCACAGGCACGCCAGGGGCGGGCCGTCTTGCTGGTGTCCAAGCTTGACCGACTATCGCGGTCGGTTGAGTTCGTCGCGGCCCTGATGAACCAAGGGGCCAGCTTTGCCACGGTAGAGGATGGGCTAGAGGTTCAGCCCTTCCAGCTTCACCTAAAGGCGATGCTGGCAGAGCATGAGCGGCGCACCATCGGGGAACGCACCAGGGCAGCATTAAAGGCCCTCCAGGCACGGGGACAGGCCCTAGGCATAGCGTCCCATAGGGCGCCAGAGGAAAGCGGCCCCAGGGCACGGGCAGCGGCAGTGCAGGCGATCAAGGCAGAGGCGGACAGCTTCGCCCTTCACCTTGCCCCGGTGGTGTTGCGGATGAGGTCGGCGGGTATGACGTGCGCCCAGATGGCAGCAGAGCTAAACGCACAGGGCAACAGGACAGCCAGGGGTGGACAATGGCACGCTAGCACGGTTCACGGGGTTCTAAAGCGGCTTCAGGCCCTCGGAGTGCAGGGATAACCCGGGCCACGGGGCCAGAGGCTGTAATGGCCCCACTTTGTTGCGAAAACGCCACGTTTGGTGTTCTTCGCAAACTGCGATCAAGCAAACCCCCTCCCTTCACTATCGCAAGCCCATAGAGCATAGCCCCAAGCTATCGCCCCATGAAGCCCCTTTTTAGCCCCTACAGGCGCCCCAGGGCGCGGGCAAGCCCTGCCCCTTCGGGGCAGTGCATTAGGCCCTTCCAGGGCTGATTTAAGCCCTTCCCGGTGCTGTGTGCTTTTCTGTGGGTTTGTGCTTGTGTGCTGTATGGCGCCCCAGGCGCAGGCATTGCCCTATGTTGTTGCTGCGCAACACTTTTTCGCTTGTGGGCTTTCGCTTGTGGGCACGTATAGCCCCGGACGGGGCCAGCACAAAAAGCCCCATTCGGGGCCGGTTTTCTGAGACTTTGGGGCGGGGCGCGGGTAGCGGCTCGCCCCGTGCTTGTGGTTGTGCTTGTGGTCTTTCCCGGCTTGCGCCAGGGGCGCCCAGGGCTTCGCCCTTGCTTGTGCTTTGGGCTTGTGGCAGTGCTGGCGCCCAGGCGCAAAAAGGGGCCAAAAGGCCCCAGAATGGCCCCGTTTGGGGCCGGTTTTGCTGGCCCTGTACAGGGCTAATAAGGGTCTGCCGTGGTCAGTGGCACGGGCGGGGGATACCCGCAGCATAGCCCCCCATTTCAGCCCATAGGGTTTGACGCTGCTCCCGCTCCCACTCTGCGGACTCTGCGGCTTCGCGGGCGTCACCGTCGCAGCGCGTAACCTTCAGCACTCCCCGCACCCCGTAGCCCTTCAGGGCTTGCACGGCGTTGCGCTTCGCTTCGTCGGGAGTGTTCCCGTAGAATTCAGGCACAGGGGCCGACAGGAATTGACCCGGCAGGCGATCCCACAGGCGCAGAACCCAGGAACCCGGGACAGTGGCACGCAGGCGCGGATTGTAGGCGTCAGCGGTCAGCCAGAGGTCAGCGTAAACGGTGATTGCGGGGGTGTGCATGTTTCGGGCTCCGTTGCGTTTGGTGTGGTGTCATCATAACACCAGGGCGCCCGAAAGTGTCAAGCCCCTACACGGGGCGGGGTCTTTCTGTGGTCAGCGGTACAGCTTCCCGGACTCGTCAACCAGGGCGGGCAGGGCCACGCTATAGCGGGCCAGACAGTGCCCCAGGGCTTCGGCTTGCGTGGCGTAGGCGTTGACAGCAGACCCGCCCACAAACAGCGCCCAGGGCTTGCGCTGCGCGACTTTCTCGCGGGTTCCCAGGGTCAGGCGCCAGGGTTGAAACGTCAGGCGGGCAGACCCGGCCCGGGTGGTGGTGTCAGCGGGCGGGCCTTTGCGAATCTCGCAGGACAGGCGGCACAGGGCCAGGGCTTCGGCGGCTGTGGGGGCTTCGCCCAGGTAATCGCCCGGCCCCCCTTCGGGGGTGCCCAGGGTCGAGACATAGAAAACGGCGGGGGCGGTGGCTGTGGTCATGGTAGGGTCAGAAACAGGCGTAAAGGGCGGCGAATTCGTCAGCGGACAGCAGGCGCCGGGCTTCGGTCAAAAGTTCGTCATACGCGGCATTGCGGGCGGTGGACAGTTCAGGGGTCAGCCAGCCGCGCCGGTGGTGTTGCGCGTTGATGTCTTCCAGCTTCACCCGCAGGGCATCAAGCCCCAGGGCTTCAGCGGCCACGGCGTAGGCGATACCGTGGGCATTGTCAGCCCGCAGGGTACGCAAGCGGCGCAGGATGAGCGGGGACAGGGCGGGGGCCACTTCGGGCCAGTCAACGGGGCGCCCATGCTTTGCGGTCAGGGCTTGAAGGGCGCGGGCGCCTTTGCTGGTGTAGGTCATGGCGTGGACTGTCTCAGAGTTGAGAATGCCCCGGGCTTCCCCGGGGCTTCGGCTTGCTTAGGAGTTCGCCCAGGTTTCGGCGGTTTGCTTCGCGTCGCCCTTGTCGTCGGTGTGGTGGTCGGCTTCCTTCAGGTGTTCACCCTCGGGCGTGAAAAACTTCACGCGGTACTCTTGCCACTCGGCATCGCGGTAGATTTTGGCGGTGCCCTTCGGGCCGGTGACTTCGTGAATCTTGCGCATGGTCTGCACTCCGTTGATTGCTGCGTTTCGTTCGCAGTGATGCCATTATGGCACGGAAGCGGGGCTAGGTGTCAAGCCCCTACAATTCGCAGGGGCTTTGCCTCAGTTCACAGGGAGGCGGCGCGGGCTTCGATGTCGGCCAGGGTTTCGCGGGCTTGCGCCAGTTCGTGCGCCAGGGCTTCACCCAGGGGCAGGGCGCGGGCGGGGTGATTGTTGCCATTCTTGACGATGCGGGCCAGCTTCAGGGCTTCGGCTTGAGTGTGGCGGCTCGCACCAATCAGGCCACAGGCGGAAGCCTTGCCAGACTCGACACAGACGAAAAACCCCTGATTTTCCAGCACGTACACGGCGCCCAGGTCTTGACCCTTCAGGGACTCGCCCAGGGCTTCCAGGGCTTGCACATTCTCGGTCATGGTGGAGATGATTTCGGCGATGGCGTTTTGCATGGTGTTTGCTCCGTTGCGGTGGTGTGTTGCAGTGGTTCCCATTGTGGCGATGTCTGCGGGTGGTGTCAAATCCTATCTTCTGTGGGGGGGGCTTTCCGCAATGTGAGAGTGAAAAGCAAACGCGCAGGGGTGGATTATGCACCCGGCGCCGGTTCCCGATGCTGTGCCTACATCATAGCACAGCACAGGCGCCAGCGGTCAACAGTTTTTCAAAGCCAGCGGGAACCCTCGGGCAGCGGCTCCCCGGGTTCGTCGCGGGTCAGGGAAAATCCCACCTCGCCCCGGTCACGGTGCCCACTCATGCAGGCGCCAAACTCTGCGGGCACTTCGTCTGTGTGGCGATAGCTCGCAGCGGTGCGGCGGGTCAGGAAACGGGGCGTTATGCGGGCCATTGTCGGGGCTTTCTAGCGTTGCAGGGATTGGCGGAAGGGGTCAGGGTGTCGGCCCCTTCCGCAAGCCCCTAGCGGGCTTGTGTGCGGGCTTACAGGCCCAGCACGGCGGGACGGTACGCGGCGCGGTGGCCGTTGCGCAGCTTCACCAGCACGGCGGCGGGGGTGTGCCCCGTCACGGTGGCGGCGGTGCCCTTCGGGGTGGTCACGCTGGCGCCGGTCGGGAAAGCGCGGGCGATGGTGCGGCGGGCGGTGCGACGTTGAGCGGCGTTCATGGTGTCGGTTTCCTTTCAGTTGCCATTGTGGCGGGTTGTGGTGGTCACAGTGTAGCGGAGTTTCAGGCTCCACAGGAAAGCCCCCATTGTTTGTAGGGGCTTTGCCGTGGGGTCAGGCGTAGCGGTGCCCGGATTCCCCGGACGTGTTGACAGTGTAGCGGTGCCCCTCGGGGGTGCGGACATCGTAGGATTGCACCCAGTCGCCAAACCATGCCCGGCCTTCAATGGTGCCCGTCAGGGCTTCGCCCTTCGGGGTCTTGAAGCTCAGGGTGTCGCCGATGTTTTGCGGGCTCTTGGTCATGGTGTGCGCTCCGGGTTGTGTGTTGCAGTGGTTCCCATTGTGCAGACTTTCGCCCCAGGTGTCAAGCCCCTTTGGTTCTGTCAGGTATTGGCGGGCTTCATCGGCTCGCGCAGGTAGACCCAGCCCCGGTAAAATTCCAGCCCGTCAACGTCACGCCAGCGGGAAGCCTCGCACGCTTCGGTGATTTTCTCCCCGATGGTCTGCCCCTTCGCAAGCCCCAGGCGGGCGCATTCTTCGGGGTTGTGGTCCCATGCCAGGGCGTCCCGGTCCCAGAATCCGGCCCCGTGTCCGTCCAGGGTCAGATAAAGGTCATGCCCGAAAGCGGCGCAGGCGTCCCCATGGCAGTCGGGGTGCAGCCCTTCGGCGGTGTAGGCGTCCAGGCAGGCGCGGAACAGGGGCAGGCCCAGGGCGGCGACAAACTCGCGGGCCAGTTCTTCGGCGACTTCCAGGGCGCGGGCAGTCGGTCGGGGCGCGGTGCCTTCGGGGGCATCGGCGAAGATTGCGGCGATCATGAAATGCCGGGCGATTGCTGCGGCTTCGTGTCGGTTCAGGCGTCCGGCGTTCCAGTCGGCGGCGATGCGGTGGGCGTTCAAACCCCCGGCCTTCGTCTGGGGATACACTCCCCAGGTGTCCACGATACAGCAGACAGAACCCTTACCCGTGGCAGGGTTTGCGGTGAATTGGACGATGTAGCGGGCGGGGGTGTAGTGCGGTGCGGTCATGGTGTGGCCTCAGATTTTGAAAATGTACACGGTGCGCCCGTTGACGCAAATGGCGCCAGCCCGGCCCCAAAGATCGCAGGCCCGGTGGTTCATCAGTTCGCAGACCAGCACGTAACCCGCAGGCAGGTAGCCCAGCAGTTCAAGGGCAAACTTTTGGTTTTCGGTCATGGCATCGGGCCTTTGTTCGTTGCAGTGCTTGCAGTGTAGCACACGGGCGGGGCGAAGTGTCAAGCCTTAGCGTTTTTGTCGGGCTTTGCTGGCGCTGCGGTCTTTTCAGCCCAGGCGCGACAGGCCCGGCCCGACGTGTAGAAATGGGCGCCCGGGTCGCTCATGCGGTACTCTGCCAGCATGGCGCGGGCTTCCTTTCGGGTCGGGAATTCGTCCACGGTTTCAAGGTCGCGGCCTTGCTTGCGTTGAATGTAGATCATGGCATGGGCTCCGGGGCGCCCCTTGCGGGGCGGGTTGCATTCTCAGGCGTGGGAAGCCAGCACGGCGCAGGCTTCGCGGTAGGCGGGACCATACACCCCCACAGCGTACAAAATCGCCTTCAGGGCGCGTTCGGTCGCATACTTCCAGGCGCTGCGGTCAGCCAGGGCGCGGGCATCCTTCAGGCACAGCGCGGAAGAATCGGCCATGCTGGCGATGCTTTGCACGCGGGTTGCAATGGCGATGACTTGAAGGGCGGCGGCTTGGTTCATTGTGTCGGCTCCGTGGCGCTGTGTTTCGATGCTTTGCATTGTGCAGGCTTCGGGGCTTGGTGTCAAGCCCCTACACGTTTCGGGGTTATCCCGTCAACGCTTGCCGGATCATTTCCAGGCGGCGCAGCACGTCGCCCGTGCTGATCCAGTCATTACGGGTGCCATCCGGGGCAGTCCCTTGATGCTTCGGCGACAGCAGCAGGGCGCGGAATTCTTCCAGGGCTTCCAGGGTCGCAGCGGTGCGGGCTTCGGCTTCGGCCTTTTCGGCTTGCAGGGTCTTGATAAAGTTCGCCATGTTGCGGGCTCCGTGGTGTGCCTTGCGGCGGGTTGCGATGGTGCAACTATAGCACCAAAACCCGCCCGGGTGTCAACCTTAGCGGGTTGTGGGGTCTTTGCTGTAAGCCTCTAGAAGCCCCGGGGCGGGCGGGGCTGTGGGGTAGCCTAGACTGGCAGGCGTTCGGGCTTCTGCGGGGCGTTTAGGCCCAGGCGCGGGGGGCTCGCTCCCAGGTTTTCGCCTTCGCACGGCGGGCGCGGGCCTCTTCGGACAGGCGCGGGCGCTGCGGGGCTTGCGTCTTGCGGGTCTTGATGGTGTGGGCGTTGCCTTGCATGGTGTCGGTTCCTTTGGTCAGTTCGTCGGGGATTGTTGGCGCACCCAATCGGTGCAGTTGATGCGGCGCAGGCTTTGGAATTGGACAAGCCCGGAAGGGCTCAGGACTTGCCACAGGGCGCCGGTTTTCTTGATGGTGTACATTGTGCAGCCCTTGCGGGCGGGTTCAGGTTTCCAGGGCTTCGGCGAAGAGTTCGGCGCGGACGACACGGGCGTAATCGTCGCCAAACGGCGAACCATTGCGGCCAAAATCAACCCCGCCCAGGCTTGCCAGAATCGGGGCCTCTTCGGTTTCGTCTTCAGGGGTCGGCCCGTAGCACGTCGCTTGCCACGTCGCCCACGGGCGGTGCCCCTTGCTTCCCGGTTGCCCGGCTTCCACCCAATCGGCAGATGTCACGTCAGGGTCAACGCCCCAGCGGACGCAATAGCCCAGGGCTTCGCCCTTCTCTTCAGCTTCAGCCAGGGCAAGGGCGCAGCGGATGCGCCCGGCTTCCGCTGTTTCCGTGGCGGGGCTGTAGGAATACCCGGCGTGATCGTAGAAGAATCGGGCGGCTGGGGTCAGGTTTTCGGCGTTCATGGTGTCAGGTGTTGACGTGTTGCAGGTCGGCGGGTTGCCTTCCAGTGGTTCCCATTGTTGAGAATTGCGGGGGACTTGTCAAGCCCCCACAGCTTCAAAGGTCTTTCTTCCGTTGCACGTCTTCCACGTTTTCCACCACGTCGAAAAGGTCGGACAGGCCCCAGGCACCGACGGCGCGGTGATCGCTCGGAACAATCCCGGCTTGCTTCAGCAGTTTCACGGCGGTTTGACTGTACGCGGACCCGTAGCCGTAGGCATAGGGGCAGTGTGCCACCTCGACGCCATCCAGCAAAACCCGCACACTATGGTAGGTGTTGCCGTAAGACTGTTGCCACCAGCGGCGCCCGTACACTTCCAGGCGGGGGCGGACATCTTCAAGGGTTGCAGGGCCAGCCACAGGCAGGCGGGAGAGAACCTCGTTAATGTCGGTCTTGTCCAGGGGGCGGGCGGTGGTCAGGATGTAGCGGGGCATTTTCTGCGGCTCCGGTGTGTTTCGATGCTTTGCATTGTGCCCGGTTTCCCCGGGCAGTGTCAAGCCCCTACACGGGGCGGGGTCTTTAGTAGGCTTGCAGCATGTAGACCGGGCGGTACTCGTCCAGGGCCAGCAGCGCGGCGGCGATTGCGCCAGGATAGGCGGTTTCGCCACGGCCCTCGATGTCATAATCCAGCAGCACCCCGGCAGACTTCAGGGCGCGATTGACTGCGGCGCTCCCCCGGTGGTAGCCGTAGCCCCCGGCGTGGGCGTGCCCACCTCGCCAATCCCCGGGAACCTTCAGCCAAACGGAGGCGTAAGACCGGGCAGCAGTGCCCCAGACCAGAATTCGGGCGACTTCCTCGGGTGCGCCTTCGGGCGTGATTGCCAGGAACGAAAACGAGCGGGACAGCTTTTTTTCGTCCAACATTTTGCCACCTTTGGCGGGGCCGATGACGTGTGCGGCACCTTTTGCGGTGCAGAGTTGCAGGGGGTGTGCCATGTTCGGGGCTCCGGGTTGCCCCTTGCGGGGCGGGTTGTGTTTCAGGTCGGCGGGGATCGCCTTCAGTGCTTGCAGTGTCGCAGTTTTCGGGGCCAGTGTCAAGCCCCTTTAGGCTGTGGGGTTATTCGCTCCGGTGGTCGGCGTGCGTGGTCGCTTGCTTGAAGCCCCGGGGCGTGCGCTCCCCAGGTGCCACCCGCAGAAACGAGCGGGAAGGGGCGGGGGCTTCAGCGGCGAAAGCTTCCAGGCGGGCCAGGGCTTCGGGTAGCGTGCCGGTGAATTCTTCAGCCTTCAGGGTGCAGTCCAGGCCATAGGCCACGGCGCAGCCCCAGGGGTAGAATTCGGCCTTTTGGGCGTTCAGTTTGAAGCGGTAAGAGGTCGCCATGTGTCGGGCTCCGTTCGTTGATTGTAGCCCCGTTTCCGGGGCTCTGTGGTTCACCAGTTGACAGACTCCGGGGCAACCCCGGCGAAGTGTGCAGCGGCTTGCGTCACCCGCAGGGCTTCAGCTTTGCCCCGGCCCATCATAAGAATGGCCCGAAAGGTGTCATTGCACGCCCGTTGAGCGGTGCGCCCCTTTGCCATGTCGGCGCGGATGACTTGCGACCAGTAGCCGTTATGGGCGTCCAGAATGTAGGGCATTGCGTTTGCTCCGGGTTGTGTGTTGCAGTGGTTCCCACTATAGCACAGCAAGCCCGGGGGAAGTGTCAAGCCCGACAAAAACGCTCAGGCTTTGAAGTTCGGCGGGGTGTAGTCCGGGGCGATTGCCCCCCAGGGAATGCCCCCCGATGGTCCGGGCGTCTAGCACTTTGGCAAGCTTCGCGGGGAGTTCGGAAAAATCCCAGCTAGCCCAGGCGCGGGCGGGGCGGCGCGGGGTGTCTTCCGCTGCGGCCCCGTCAAAATCCCATGAACCCATCCCCGGGCGGAATCTGACCCCGTGCCGGTCGCAGAATGGGGCGACGTTCTCGCGGGTGACAGCTTCGGCGATGCGGTCCACCTCTGCCCAGTATCGGGCCTCTGCGGCTTCCAGGGCGCGGGCGACTTGTCCGGGCGTCATGCTTGCCCCTTGCCAGCTTCCAGCCGGGCGCGTTGCCCTGCCAGGGTGGGCACTGCGGGCGGGGCTTCGCCCAGGCTCAGGGCTCGCAGCTTGTCGGCGTAGCGGTCCACCACGCGAAACACTGCGCCCCCCTTGCTTTCGTCCAGGGTGAAAAACCCCCCGATGTGTTGCCCCTTGTACCGGGTGCAGGCAGGGACAGAAAACGCGGTGTCAGCGTAGCCCGTGGCGTAGCAGGTCAGGCGGTGCCCGGTGTCTTCCCCGCCCAGGTAGACCGGGCATTTTCGCACCTTCGCCCAGGTGCCCAGGCAGTCCATCGGACCCCCAGGCCCGAAAGCCTCCGCCCCGTTCGGATGCACAAAACGGGTTCGGGGGTCAGCGTGGAATTTTTGGGCCATGTTCGGGACTCCGGTTACAGGGTTTGACCAGCGGCGGAAGCATTGCGGGAAACGCGGATGCTACCCGGGTAGAATTCCACCTCGAACCCGGCGCGGGTCGCGGCATCCATTGCGCGGGACATCTTCACGCCCCCCACGGGGCCAGCGTTTGCGATGAGTTCGGCCACAGCAGCCAGAATGCCACCATGAGCGGCGGAAGCTTCGCGGCTTTCATGGGCCAGGGGCGCCAGGGTGTCGCAGGCTTTGCCCAGGTCAGACAGGGCGGCGGCGAAGCCAGCGGGGGCGATGGTGTGGGATGTCTTCACGGTTTGGGCTCCGGTTTAGGTTTGGGGGGCGTCAAGTTGCAGGAACACAAGCCACCGGCCAGCGTCCCCGGCATGGTTGAAAATGCGGTGAACCTCCCCGCCAATCCGCATGTTAAAGGGTTGCCCCTTCCACGCGGCGGCGATGGTTGCATGGGTCTTGCTTCCAGGCTTTACGGTGTGTGCCGTTTGCCTCGAAACGTTGACGGTGAAAAATTTTTGTTCCATGCTTCGCAGTGTGTCACGTTTTGGGCTTGGTGTCAAGCCCCTTCGGTTTTGTCGGGTATTAGCTCGCCGGGAACGTGTAGGCGCCCCAGGTGATAGACCAGACTCAGGCCACGGGAAGCCCCAGAATGTCGGCGATGTGCGCCGGGCGTTGCCAGACATGACGCCAGCGGGTCAGGCTCTCGGGGTCCTCAGTGTCGGCGAGGATTGCGCCATAGCGCAGGGCTTCGCGGGCTACTTCATCCAGGGCGCCCGCATCATACAGGCGGGCCAGTTCGGCGGGGGTCTTCATGTCCGGGGCTCCGGTGTGTTGCAGTGGTTCCCACTATAGCAGACCCAGCGCGGAAAGTGTCAAACCCGACAAGCTCGCGGGGTTTCTCACTAATGGGATTTTCTGTGGTATGCTGTGGGCACAGCATCGGCGCAGGCGGTCCCCCGGGTGTGTAATCCGCCCCTGCCCGCTCGAAAAATAACCCGGCAGTGTGGTCGGGTATTCCAAAATCCGCTTGACGGGGCCGGGCGCCCCGCTACAATCGCGCCATTCGGTCTAAATCGACTGAAGGGCCGTCTGCGCCCGTAACTTTTTGGAGCCCGCCGCCCCCACATAGCGAAACGCCATCCCATCCTGTGAAATTCCACATTGCGAAACGCCGCGCCACCATGCAGAACGTTCCGCCATGCGGTGCGCCATTGCGCCATGCGAAAAGTGTGGCGTCCGCGCAACAGGTGGGGTCGCCCGGGGGCGGCGAGGCGGCTGGGGTGGGGCGGGCGGGCTTACCTATTCAAGCAAAACTGCATTTTTCCCAGCGAAAAACTGGCCGACTCGAAGTTGAAACCATTTCCGAGTCGGCCTTGAATCCAGGCTAGCAGCGTTTGGTCAGCAGTCAGCAGCACCGACGATGCCGGTCCCGCACACAGTCACCGGGACGGTCGGAACGATGACCTTCAGCGACATCGAGCCGCCAGAGAACACTGCATCGACAGAGTTCCCGCTGGCCCGCGCAATCTCAGCAGTCCCGGCATAGGCCATTGCCTGACCATCGTTCGCACCGAGGGCCTTCGCGTAGCGGACATCCAAGGGAGCGTAGAAGCGTGTCGGCATGTAGCTGGCGGACTTCAGGAACTTGCCCCTGGGGGCGTCGGGCTGGTCGCTGGCGGACTTCATGACCATGCGCGGGAACTCCCCCTCGAAGTAGACATCGGTGACACCCTTGGCAGCGTGCAGGGCGATGGTGGCCTGCTTGTCTTCTTCGTCCTTGATGAAGCGCGACATGACACCGTTGATGACGGAGTGCATGTCCACGTCGGCATCGACGCCCATGAGGTGTTGGGCGCCGCCTGCGAAGACTTGGATGTCGCACAGGGCGTCACGGACTTCGGTCACGTCCATCTTGTCCACGGTTGGCTCGAAGCCGTACAGGGTGTTGTTGTGGATGACCTTGAACGAGTGCAGGACATCGGGGCTCACACCGAAGGCGTGCAGCAGTTCGACGTACTCATCGAAGATGTTGCGGCACTGGTTCAGCAGGGCGCGGGGATCAATGTTGTCGAAGTCACCGGCAGGATTGCCGAAAGCTTCGTTCATGGCAGCGATGCGCTGGAGTGGGGTCGGGATGTTGATGGCTCTCTCCTTCGTGTGAGATGTGTTGTAAAAATGCCACAAATCCTGGAAAATGTTCTGGAAAACTTCCCATTTCTGGGAGATGTCCCGGAAATCTTCCAGGGCTGTGTCAGAGTTCCCCGCCTGCGATGAACAGGCCGAAATCGTCTTGGTGGTCGGCACCGTTGACGCACGGCGTCAGCAGCCACGCCGCAAGGAACTTCGAGTTGAACATGGACTCCGCCACTTCAACCGGGCCAGAAACGACGGTGTGGAGCTTCGGCATGTCAGTTGACTGCCTTGGAAGCTTGACCGGCCAGACGACTCGCAAGGAGTTCGTTCTGGTGCGCGTACTCGGCGACGGTCTTGCGGGCGGCGTCAGCTTCCAGGGCCTTGTTCGCAGCCATCGCAGTCGCCTGCGTGGTCACGTCCCAGAGAGCGACGATCACCTCGTCCTTGATGTCGTGCGTCTTCGCCGCAATGCGGGCCTTGGCCTCTTGGTAGACAGCGAACGTGTTGACAGTACCCAACTTGCTTCTCCTTCCTTGCGTTTGTGTTTCGACGGTGAACGGGAGTGTACATGAAAAAGCTGTGGTTTTCGGCATCCCTAAAACTTTTTGATAGGGGTAAACCCTACTTGCACGACAGCCAGAACTATGCTATTTTAATCTATATAGTACGTTAGTAGACACTCACTAACATATTGTCTAAGTACATGATGACTGCCTACCGGCAGTCTTATAAGTTCTAGTTATAAGGCTCTTCCAGAGCATGTATAGGACTGTCTTGTGTGCGAGGACTGGCCCTGGACAGGGCTTGACATCCGTCAGTGTGCGTGCTACAGTCCTGGCTTCGACACAAAACAAAGGAGAAACGAGTGACGAAGAAGACAGACATGAAACCGCATCTGGCCTGCGACCTTGAGGAAGACAAGGTGAAGTTCCCGGTTGTCGCCATGCCGAAGATCGACGGTGTGCGTGGCCTCAACTTGGCGGGAGACATCACGGGCCGCAGCCTGAAGCCGTTCAAGAACAACTTCATCGCCGAGTGCTTCAGCAACGAGGCGCTGTTGGGCGTGGACGGGGAACTGGCCTTGGGCGACTGGACGGATGCCCGGCTGTGCAGCAACACGACTGGCTTCGTCAACCGCAAGACGGCGAAGGAGGGCAAGCCCACCCGCAGCAACGATCTGGTGTGGTGGGCCTTCGACTACATCGGCCCGGCAACCGTTCATCTGCCCTACATCGAGCGCCTGGAAGCTCTGACCGTTGCCCACCAAGTCGGCGACTGGCGGAAGCTGTTCAACGTCTCCCTGGTGCCCTGGAAGCTGGTGCATTCGCTGGAGGAACTTCTGGCTTTCGAGGACGAGTGCCTGGACGCCGGGTTTGAAGGAGTCATCGTGCGCGATCCTCAAGGGCTTCACAAGTCGGGCCGGGCAACGGTGCGCGGCGGCACGTACCTGCGCATCAAGCGGTTCATCGACTTCGAGGGTGTGATCGAGAACCTGATCGAAGCCAAGGAAAACCAGAACGAGGCCAAGGTCAACGAACTGGGTCGCACCGAGCGCAGCACGCACCAAGAGAACATGGTGCCGAAGGGTATGGTCGGCATGATCCAGATGCGTGCCCTGGCGGATGTCATCCACAACGGCAAGGTGCTGATCGCCAAGGGTCAACTGGTCGATGTCGGCCCTGGCAACATGCTGCATGACCAACGGGTCAAGGCGTGGGAGGACTTCGTGAACAAGACCGAAGACAACCTCGTCGGCCAGATCGGCAAGGCCAAGTTCTTCCCGAAAGGCCAGAAGGACAAACCCCGGTTCCCGACGTTCGTCGGCATCCGAAGCGAAGAGGACATGAGCGAATGAAGCGCAACGGATTCACCCCTCTCGAACTGCTGATCGCGCTGGCCTTTGTCGGCATCATCGGCGCCATCATCTTCGGCGGCAGCTTGGACACCCACCAGTGCCACGCAGGCTACGAGTGGGTCATGGATGCCAATGGCACCCTGCACCAAGTCATCGGTGACGACGGTCGCCCTGTGAAATGCACGAAATGACCTGACAGTTTTGTCGGGTATTGCAGAAAGTGCTTGACTGTGGGTTGGAAGGTGACGATGATATAGACATCGGTTGGCGATGGGCGCTGACCGAGTGGCCTAGAGTAGTTCACCTTTTCACAGGAGGGTTCATCATGACCAAGACTGCTACCACCACCCGCGCTCGCCGCACTGCTTCCGCCGCTGCCATGCACGGTGCCCGTCCATCGATCAAGGCCTAGCAAAAGGCCGTCGAGGAAGCCATCAACAAGCCCACCATGCTGAAGCCCACCGAGTCCATGTGGATCGGTGCGCTGGCGGACGCGGGCAGCTTCCACCGCGATGCGCTGCAACTGGAACTGGCTGTCGGCCTGTCCCTGTTCGGCGTCAAGGCGGAACCGGCCAAGGTCGGCATCGAGGCCAAGCGTGCGCTGCGCGAGGTCTACGAGAAGGCGGGCTACGCCTGCAAGACCCCGGTCGGCGAGGACTACAAGACCGTGGCCCGTCGCGTCGGCGTGGCGGCTGACCTGTTCGTGTTCATCGGTGGCCGCGAGACGCTGATCGACTGGGTGGGTGACGCCCCGCCGAAGCAACAGGTCAACGTGATCGCCGAGAAGCTCAAGGAGTACAACTTCACGGGCATCAACAGCGTCCTGGCCTACATCGGCAAGCCGGTGCAGGTCAAGCGGCAACGGGACACCGAAGGCCCCACCAAGGCCCCGGAAGCCCCGAAGCAGCCCACCATGACCGAGGAAGAGCGCCGGGTCGCGGACGCCGCGAACAGGGCTCTGGAAGCCCGCCGCGAAGCCGAGGGCAAGGGCATCCCCAGCGGTCGCGTGTTCACGCACGGCACGATGTCTGTCGTCGTCCCTTTCGAGGCGACCTACGACGACGTGGTGCAGATTGCGATGGAACTGATGACCTTCGCCAAGACGCAGATGCAACTGCCGGTGCTGGCCCCGGTCGGCGCCCACTGACGCTTCCGTGCAACAGCCCTAGAAGCCCGCCCCTGTGGCGGGCTTTTTTCATGTACACTCCGATCATGCGAAAAACAATCAAGCTCCTGACCTACCCCATCGTCGCCATTGCCTTGCTGCTGTCGTTTGCCAAGCCAGTGTCGAATGTTGGAGTCGAGTACGACGAATCCCAGTACAGGTGCCTCGTCAGCGCCGTCTACCACGAAGCCCGTGGAGAGCCCGACAAGGGAAGACGGGCAGTGCTTGACGTAATCTTCCACAGGTCTGCAAAGACGGGGAAGTCAGTCTGCGAGGTTGTTGCACAGAAGCAACAGTTCCCGTGGTACAAGAAAAAGGGTCTGGTGGCGTTGACAGACGAGAGCGAGAGCTACTACAATGCGGCCATCATGCACCCCAGGGTTCTCACTGACGAGAAGTACATCTTCTTCAACGGAGTCAAGCCCCCAGGTACTGCCTGCAAGCGCATCGGAAACCACACATTCTGCAAGGAGTAAAGATGAGCGTTTTTGCACACATCGACCGCAAGACCACTGCCGAATGGCTGAAGCTTGGGTACAAGCCCTTGAAAGGAGGGGTCGGACTGAAGCGGCATGGCCGTGAATGGTTCTTGCTGAGTCAGGTCGAATCCATTTCTAAGCTTCACGTTCATCCGTAAAGGTTCTCACTTATATGGACGAAGCGAAGCACTACAAATTCCTCAAGTACAAGTACGAAGTGGAAGCCGCAGCCCGTGCAAAGAGCAGGCTTGAGCATTTCACAGCGTCTCGCGTATACTCGGAATCTGGCTTCAAGGACCGTGACGAGAAAACTGTCGCGGACTTCGTAGCCAAGTACGGAAAGCTGTGAACGAACGGGAATACGCCCAATGGCGAACAGATGCGCTTGAAGCGCTGCTGAAGCTGTACAGCGAAGAGGACTCCAACAAAATCCTGCGATGGTTCGACAGGATCAAGGGGAGTGAAGAGCTTTCGCTGATCGGCCAGACGGCCTTCGACGGCATGATCGCATTCACCGGCATCGGCCTTGACAAGAAGGTCTGGAAGCTGTACAACACAATGATGGCGCGCATGTTCATGTACGCCCCGCTGATTCTCATGGAGGACGAATGAAGAAACTCATCACAGTCGAAGGCAAGTTCGGCATCAAGGCGACCATCCTGGCGCACAGCATCTCACCCGCAGACATCGAGATGCTGACCTACGAACTGGAGTACCCGCGCCTGATCCTGGCCGAACTCAACACCCACCGCGACAAGAGCCGCAACAGCGCCAGCAGCCGGGCCATCCCGTTCCATAAGATGCTGGAACAACTGACCGCACGCCCCGTCCGCTTCGGTCAGGCCAATCCGGGGATGCAGGACAAGGGTGTGGACTACGACGCCACGGTCATCGACGCTTTCGACGGCTCGGACCTCACCCCGGAAGAAGCGTGGGACGAGGCAAAGAATATGTCCGTTGCGTGGGCGGAACAGTTCTACAACGCGGGCTACCACAAGCAGGTCTACAACCGTCTGCTGGAGCCGTTCCAGATGATGAAGACCGTGATGTCGGGGACGGAGTGGAACAACTTCTTCTGGCTCCGTGACGACGACGCGGCAGACCCGACGATCCGCGAACTGGCCCGCGTCATGCGTGAGGCCAAGGACGCCAGCGTGCCGATGCGCCTGGAGCCGGGCCAGTGGCACCTCCCGTACATCTCCACGGAGTACGAGGACGACGGCACTGTCTCGTACAGCATCGTCATCGAGTGCGGAGGCGGTGTCGAGCGTTGGCAGTACCTGTCCAAAGAGGAAGCAATCATCGTGTCCTGCGCCCGCTCTGCGGCTGTGTCGTTCCGCAACGTGGACTACAACCTCATGAAGAGCCTGTCGGTCTACGAGCGGCTGGTGGGAGACGCACGGAAGCACGCTTCCGCCCTCGAACACCAAGCCACGCCGATGTTCGACGCCGGGTACATGGGCTACAACGTCCCGCAGATGCCGACCACTTGGCAAGATGGTGTCTCGCACATGGACAGGAAGATGAAGCTGTGGAGTGGCAACCTGCGCGGCTGGGTGCAGAATCGCAAGACCATCCCCGGCGAGAACATGGGGGGTTGAACATGGGCAAGATCATCGTCTCGTTTCTGCTGACCTGGGCACTGGTCTACGTCGGCTACCTGTTCCTGAAGCACTCGACCTGGGCTGAAAAGCGTACTCTGCTGAAGGGTCTTTTCATTTCTGGCTTGACAGCGTTCGTGGCAATGGCTACACTTGCCTTCGTTGTCCTGATGTTCTAACCGCCCGCGAGGGCACAACCTGAGAAGGAGTCCACCATGAAGAAGCTGTTCCTGATCGCCGCTGCCCTCGCCATGACTGCCTGCGCCAGCGTCGAACAAGACCCGAAGATGCTGGCCGCTCGCCAACACGAGAAGGAAGTCAACATCGGCAAGGAAGCCAACGCCCGCGTCCAGTTCGAGGCCGAGCGTGCCCGCAACCTGAGCTACATGCAGAGCCGCAGCCGATGAAACGCGCCCTGGTCATGTTGGCGCTGGCGATGGCGCCGTTTGCGACGGTCGCTATCCCGCCTGCGATCCAACTGCTGCTGTTCCGTCCGAAGGTGCAGCAGCCCAGGGAGCAGTCCAAGCCGATACAACACACCCCAACGCAGCTTCCGCGAGCAGGAAAGCCCGCATCTGCTGCACAACCCAAGGAGAAAACCCAATGAAGCGCATCTTCACCATCTTCGCCATCATGCTGATGGCTGTCATGTCCACCGGCTGCATGAAGCGGATCGAAACCGGCGAGGTCGGCATCCGCATCGGTTTCGACAAGCAAGTCCAGCAGGGCGAACTGCTGCCCGGCAGCTTCAACCAGACCCTCGTCGGTGACATCCTGACCTTCCCCGTCAAGGACGTGACCGCCGAAGTGCTGGACATGACCCCTGTCGCCCTGGACAACAGCACGATGAAGGACTTCGACATGAACGTCTTGTACTCGATCAACCCGCAGGCGGTGGCCGAACTGTACAGCACGAAGAGCAAGGCGTTCCACGCGGCCCACGACGGCGACATCTACCTGATGTACAACTGGGTTCTGACCACGGCTCGCAACGCCGTGTACAAGGAAGCCCGCAAGTACGAGGCCCTGGTCATGAACGACAACCGCGAAGCCATCGAGCGCAACGTGAAGGCCGACATCGAAGCCGCCCTGAAGGCTGAAGGCATGGAAGGCATCCTGACCGTCTCCAACGTCAAGGTGCGTGCGATCACCCCCGCCGACAGCGTGGTGCAGAGCGCCAACGAACTCGTCAAGGCCAAGAACGACAAGGCCAAGAAGGAAGTCGAAGTCCAGACTGCCGCCAAGGAAGCCGAGCGCATCGCCATCCTGAACTCCAACCGGGGTGCCATTGACTACATGGACGCCCAGACCCGGCAGATGATGGCCCAGGCCATGCTGAACGGCAAGGTGCAGAGCGTGCTGGTGCCCTTCGACTTCAAGGGCATCGTCGGAACCGGCAAGTAATCGCTGGACAGATCAACTCAAGGCCCCATTGCAGGGGCCTTTTCAACAGGAGAATCTCATGAGTGAGAAACAAGTCGCTGCCACCCGAGCCCTGCAATCACGCATCGCCAAGCGTGGCCGCTCGATTGCCCAACTCGAAGCCCAGGTTTCCAACCTGAAGGATGTCCGCGCTGCGCTGCGGGTCTTCGGCCAGAAGGAGGACGCCAAGCGTGTCAGTCAGGTCATCTTCCAAGGCCGCAAGGTCATCAAGGGTGTCGCCCGCGATCAACAACTGGATCGCGCACTGTTCCGCGCCCTGACCAACTGCACCCTGGCTGGCCTGACCATCTTCCCCTGATGTCACTGGCCGAAAAGTACGGCATCGACACAAGCTACGAACACAAGACTGCCTGCCCGCGTTGCCGCAGGGCTGGCGGGGATTCGTCTGGGAACAACCTGCATGTGTACGGGCCGGGTAACGGCGCCCACTGCTGGGCGTGCGGCTTCACCATCCCCTCAGACGCCCACAGGGCTGAGATGGGGTGGGACGATCAAGAACAACAAGATGAAGAGGTTCTGATGACACGAGAGGCACTAACGCCTGAAGAGCAGCAAGAAATCAAGGAGATGACGGGCCTCGCTGGGCACGGCTACCGTGGAATCCGTGACGAAACTAGCCGCTGGTTCGGAGTCCGGTACGAGTACGATGCCGAGACTGGCGAGCCCTGCGCCCAGTATTTCCCGACGACAATCGACGGGCAACTGGTGGGCTACCGAGTTCGGCGTTTCCCGAAGGACTTCTCGCAATCCCCCGGCAAGGTGGGCAAGGAATGCGACATGGTGGGGCAGTTCCGCTTCACCTCGCAGGCCAAGGTCTGCCTGATCGTCGGCGGGGAGACGAAGCTTCTGAACACGTACCAAATGCTGAAGGATGACATCACCCGGCGAGGCAAGGACTACGATGTCCCCGCTGTCGTGTGTTCTACCCTCGGCGAAGGGGGTGCGTGGAAGCAGGTTCAAGCCCAGTACGCATTCTTCGAGCGTTTCGAGAAGATCATCGTCTGCATGGACAGTGACGACCCCGGTCGAGAGGCAGCGGAGAAGATCGCCAAGGTGCTTCCCAAGGGGAAGGCGTACATCATGACGATGCGCTACAAGGATGCCGACGACTACGTGGTGGACAAGGCTGGCAACGCCATCGGGAAAGAGCGGGAGTTCCTGAGCGATTACTGGGCCGCGAAACCCTGGACGCCTGACGGAATTGTCGGCTCTGGCGCAGTGGCAAACCGCATCCGTGAAGCTGCGGCGGCTCCGAAGGTGCCCCTGCCCCGTTTCATGCACAAACTTCAGCGGCTGATGGCTGGCGGCATTCCGCTCAAGACCATCATCAACCTGGGGTCTGCGTCTGGCACTGGCAAGTCCACCATCGTTGACGAATGCACGTACTACTGGATTTTCAACAGTCCGTACAAGCCCGGCATCGTCACGTTGGAGTCGGATGTCGGGCAGTACGGCACGAAGCTACTGTCGCGTCACGTCGGCAGGAAGATCGACCTGATCGAGTCCGTCGAAGAGAAGCTGGAGTTCCTGGCGCGGCCTGACATCATGGAAGCCGAGCGCAACCTGTACTTCAAGGAGAACGGGGAGCAACGCTTCTACCTGATCGAAGACCGGGACGGTGGCCTGGAGTCGATGAAGGCGAAGATCGAAGAACTGGTGATCGCTTGCGGTTGCCAACTCATCATCCTCGACCCTCTGCAAGACATCCTCGACGGGCTCCCTATCGAAGAGCAGGCGACGTTCCTGAAGTGGATGAAGGGCATGGTGAAGAGCCACGATGTCATCTTCATCAACGTCAACCACGTCCGCAAGAGCCAAGGTGGCAAGCAGGCCAACTCGACGGGTGCAGACCTGTTTGAAGAGGACATGCAAGGTTCTAGCTCGATCTTCAAGTCTGGCGCCTGCAACCTGTTGTTCACACGCAACAAGGAAGCAGAAGACCCGATTGAGCGCAACACGACGCGGATGAAGGCGAGTAAAATCCGCTGGACGGGCCACACAGGCGTTGCTGGTGAATACTACTACGACAACGTGACCCACACCATGTACGACAAGGACGATTGGCTCGCAAAGCAACCGCCTGTCGAGTATTGACAAGGAGCTTCCCATGAGTGAGAATTCGCAACTGAGCTTCGACTTCACCCCGATCCCGACGTTCCTTGTCGGTTGCCGGGTGGCTGGCGAGATTCAACACTACCACGTCCCTGCGGTCGAGTACCGTCAGGCGCGTGAGTTCGTCAGGCAGGGCGTGGAGGGTGCGAACCCCGTCCTCGTCCGCGTGAAGTGAACCCGTTCTACGCAATGTGGGCTGCGCAAGTCCCACTCATGGTCTTGTTCCCGTGGTTCTACGGGACGAAGCACAACCAACCCAAGGAGAAACCCAATGACTGAATTCTTTCGCCCCACACACCGACGCTGGATCGCTGGCATTGTCGGCGTCATCGTCCTGCTGCTGATGATCGCTTCCTGCGTCCCCGCACGCCCAGTGGCTGTCGGCTACGCCCCGGTCCAGCAAGCCCCCGTGATGACTGCCCCGGCTGTGGTCGGTGCTGCGCCTGTTGTCGTCGCTCCTGCCCCGGCTGTGGTGCATCACGACAGCGGCTTCGGAAGCGCCTTCGCTGGCTCGATGCTGGGCTCGATGATCGGCAACAGCTTCGGCGGTGGCCGCAGCACGCACACGACCGTCGTGGAGCGTCACACCGCGCCAGCCCCTGTGACCACCACGGCACCTGCCCAACGCTATGCCACGCCGACCCCGCCCGCTCAACGCTACACCCCGCCTTCCACGTCGTCGTGGTCGAATAGCCGTGGCGTGACTTCCACCGTGACATCGCGCCCGTCAACGTTCGGCTCCACCTCTGGTCGCACGAGCATCTCCGTGGGGCGTCGTCGCTGATGAGCAACACGTTCAACTTGATGACCTTTGGCCCGTGGAAGCTGTGGTGCCCTGGCGACGATTTCGCAAAGGCTCGCGCTGCTGCCAATAGTGCCGGGTTCAGGTTCAGCGGGCCTGAGCAGACGGTGTATGACTCCAGGGGCTTTGAGGCTCTGTACGGAGACGGGTCATACGGGGCATCGCTCTCCTACTCGACAAGTGGGAACGCGGAGTTTTTCTCGAAGGAAGCAGCGAGGGAGGTGTTCCTGTGGTCTGACGGCTCGATCCAACCGCTTCCAGAGGTTCAAGTGCCGTCGATGGCTCCCGGCATCAAGAGCCTTCCGGCCCGTCGTGCGTGGCTGCAAGGGCGTCTGTCGGCTGTCGCTGATGCCATCTCGACTGCGGCTCTCAACAATGAGAACGTGCCGTTCGAGTGGGAGCGTGAACTCTCCGATCTCGTCTCGGAGATTCGGATGCTTCAGAAAACCTGACAGTTTTGTCGGGTATGTGCCCCATCCTTTGCCGGGTGGGGCATAATTCATTTCATCGCAACGCAGACACCTCGGAGAACACATGAGCCGCAAGCCCACCCAACAACAACAATCCTGCATCGACGCCCTTGTCAGCGGCGTGATGATGCTGAAGGTCGAAGCCTGCGCTGGCTCTGGCAAGACCTCGACGCTGACCATGATGGCAGGCGCGAAGGAAGCCCCGTCGCTATACCTCGCGTTCAACAAGGTCACTGCCAACGAGGCTGCTGAGAAGTTCCCTCCCTACGTCAAGTGCCAGACCACCCACAGCCGCGCCTACGCCACTTTCGGCAAGCGTCTGCAACACAAACTGGTCCGCCCCCGTGGCCGCTACGTCAACGTCGCTGGCACTGGCGCCGAAATCGCCCGCTACTACAACATCGAGTCCTTCGAGAACCGCGATGGCGTGGTCATCACTGCACCGTACATCGGCCTGCTGGTGCGTGACACCGTGGCCCGCTTCGAGCAGTCGGCTGACGAGCGCATCGAGTCGAAGCACGTCCCCACGATGGAACTGAAGCAGAAGCTTCACGACAACACCCAGAACGTCGCGTTCATCGTGGACGCTGTGACGAAGCTGGCGCGTCGTCTGTGGGACGAGCGCACGAACGAGTCGAGCGTCGTCCTCGCCACCCACGACACCTACCTGAAGCTCTTCCAACTGAGCAAGCCCGTCTTCGGCGGCATCGAGGTGCTGTACGTGGACGAGTTCCAAGACACTACCCCGTGTGTCTTCGACATCATCATGAACCAGAAGGGCCGGATGCAGATTGTCATGGTGGGCGATGCCCGTCAAGCGATCTACGGCTGGCGCGGCGCTGTCAACGCGATGCAGATGGTGCAGTCGGATGTCCGCCACCTGACCAAGAGCTTCCGCTACGGTCAGGCCGTCGCTGACATCGCCACCACGGTTCTCGAACGCGACATGCAGATCACCGGCAACGAGGCCATCGAGAGCGTTGCGCGTCCCCGCGATGTCGTGGACACCACCCTGCCCTACACCCGCCTGTTCCGTACCAACAGCGCCCTGCTGTACGCCGCCGTCGAGGACATCGTGGCTGGCAAGGCTGTGAGCCTGGAAATCGACGTGAAGGACTTCGTGAAGCTCCTGCAAAGCGCCAAGGCGCTGCGCGAGGGTGCCATGAAGGATGTCAAGCACGACAAGCTGCTGCCCTACCAGAACTGGGACGAGATGGTCGGCGAGAGCAAGAGCGATGCTGAACTGGGGCGCATTTGCAAGGTCATCAACGAGGGTCTTGCAGACCGCTGGATCAAGATTCTGGAGACGCACGTCAACGCGGACAACCCGCAAGTGACGTTCACCACCGCGCACAAGTCGAAGGGCCGGGAGTGGGAGCAAGTCATCATCGAAGACGATTTCAAGTCGTGCTACAATGACGACGGTGAGTGGGTCGGCCTGTCCACCGAAGAGCAGAATCTGTTGTACGTCGCTGCCACCCGGGCCATCAAGAAGTTGCAGTACAACAACACTGTGTCAGAATACCTCAATGCTGAGAAGGCTTTGGAGCGCCCGACCAACACAGTCAAGGTGTTGAAGGCGCGGCCTGACGCCTGTTTCGACTACAGCCTCGCCCTGCGCGGTGATATGTCGCTGTTCAGTTTGCAACAGGAAATGGAAGCTCTTGAAATGGACACGCCCCCATGGCAATAAAATCTGTCGCTGTCATCGGCACTGCTGGAAGAGACAAAGACAAGACCTACGATCTTGAACTTTGGTGTGCTATGTGGGAGGACGCGAGGCGCCGGTTCGTCTCTAACGTCGAACTGGTAAGCGGTGGAGCGGCGTGGGCAGACCATATCGCCGTCTCGCTGTTCCTCGCAGACCCAGAGCAGTTCAAGCTTCGCCTATACCTGCCGTCCGTGTTTGCGCAACACACCTACAGGTTCGTCGGCCCGGCTTCAAGCTCTGCTGCTGCTGCGAACTACTACCACGAACGCTTCACCCAGCAGACGGGCATCGACGGTCGGAGAGAGATTGCCACTGCCATGACCATGCCGGGATGCACGGTCGAGATGGAGCCCTCTGCCGAAGGGTACGGAGGGATGTTCGCAAGAAACTCGAAAGTAGCCCTTGCAAGTGACGCCTGTCTGGCGTACACTTGGGGCCAAGGAAAAGAGCCAGCAGACGGCGGCACGAAGGACACCTGGGACAAGATCACAGGTCGAAAAGTTCATGTACCTCTCGACCGCTGCCTAAAAAATTACGTGAACTTCGCTTGACACGTAGCCGATTCAAGGTAGAATTCAAGCATCAACACTGACAAGGAGAAAGCAACATGAACGCACTGCAACAACACGCCGCAACCGTCCGCACCCCGAACGAAGCCGTCGTCTTCTCCATTCTCGGCGCGGTCAGCGCCGGTCTGGCCGCCAGCAGCAAGATCGAGCCCGCCCCGGGCCAATCCATCGAGCAAGCCGTGGACAACATGATCGTCACCGCGCCCGAGTGGGCCAAGACCGCGATCCGTCTGGCTGTCATGGCGGGCGCTGCCAAGGCCAACGACGCCGCCGCCCGTGGCATCCAGTGGGGTCCGACCGGCGACATGGCGGACCTGCTGTTCATGGTCACGATGGCCGGCGACGATCTGGCCGAAATGCCCATGTAAGGGATGCAGATGACCGACCTCGAACTTTCAGAGCATCTCGCAACGAAGTTTCACGCCGGTCAGATGTACGGGGAGTGGCCCTACACGACGCACATCGCCCATGTGCGAGGTAGCGTCGGAAACCACTTCCCGGGTGATGAGCGACTGAAGATCATCGCCAACCTTCACGACATCCTCGAAGACACGACGATGACTGAGCCTGTTCTGCGGGCTCTTTTCGATGATGACATCGTGGATGCCGTGGTGGCTCTGACCAAGCGAGAAGGCGAGAGCCGCTCGGACTACCTGTTCCGAGTCAAGTCGAACCCGCTGGCCTTGAAGGTCAAGCTGTGCGACTCCTTGAGCAACCTGCACAACAGCATGAAGCGAAACGACATGCGCCGTGTCAGGAAGTACGCGGAGTACATCGCCTACCTGTCTGCGCCATGAACGAACCCGTGCTAGACTGTGAAGTCGAGCCGATGACGCACCGCCCCTCTGGGCGGATGTGTTGTTCGTGCTACAGGGCTGGGGAGGACTGTTCCGACCTCGAATTCAAAACCATGCCCGTCATCGGCGTTGACCCTGACGGCATGAAGAAGGTGCGTTGCACCGCCTACCTGAAGGAGTAGAAGACCCTATGAGGGGCGTATTTGACGTGGAAGCCAACGGGCTTCTCGACCACACAACCATCGACTACCGCGCCGCCCCGTTCAAGCTGAAGCCTATCTTCCGCGTCTGGTGTGCGGTCATCATCGACATCGACACGGGTCGGGTGTATCGCTTTGCTGGCGAGGAAGAGATGCGAACTGGCTTCGTCCCTCTCTTCAAGAAGCTGAAGACGGTGATCGGCCACAACATCATCGACTACGACCTGTTGGTGCTGAAGCTGTACTTCGACATCGACTACGAGATTGCAGACCAATGCACCATCGACGGGCAACCAGTCGAAATCGTGGATACGCTGGTCTGGTCAAAGGCCCTGAACCCTGACCGCTATGGCGGGCACTCGCTGGACGAATGGGGCAAACGCCTGGGCCTGGAGAAGATCGACTGGCGCCAGCGGGCCGTTGACCTTGGCCTGATCCCGTGGAACGCGCCCCGTGGTGCTGAGTTCGCGCAGTACCACCCCGAGATGCTCGACTACAACGAGCGTGACTGCCACGTCAACGTCAAGCTCTACTGGGCGTTGCTGGAGGAAGTCGGGGAGTGGGACTGGAGCGACACGTTTACCCTGGAGCAATGCGTCCGCGACATCGTGACGCGAGGCTCTCACCGAGGTTTCTGGTTCGACCAAGAACTCGCCCAGGCCAACGTCCGCGACCTTGACGAGAAGATGGAGTCCATCCGTCAGACCGTCGAGCCGCTGCTGCCTGAGAAGCCGATGGGCGTGACCAAGTTGAAGGCATTCCTCCCGCCGAAGATTCAGTTTCTCAAGAATGGGAACCCATCGAGCCACATGCAGAAGTTCGCCGAGAAGCACGGCGGGACTTTGGAGCAGGTTGACGGGAGGTGGGTTGCCAACATCTTCGGCAAAGCGTGGAGCCTGCCGATGGCGGCTGACGTGCCTGTCAAGACGCACGAACCTGCCACCGTCAAGGACACGACGCACATCAAGGGCTGGCTTGTCGAGATGGGCTGGCGCCCGACTCAGTACAAGGAGCGTGACCTGACGTGCGACAGCAAGAAGAAGAAGCTGTCCCCCGAGAAGTTCGCAGAGACGGTTGAACGGTACGTCGAGCAGACGATCAACAGCCCGTTCTGCCGCGACCGCTGCGAGGAACTGAACACCGTCCCTTCCCGCCTGCGGGAAAAGCTGCTGAAGCACGATCTGAAGCGGCCCCTGAAGGTCTACACGAACCCGACGATCACGGTCGGGATGGAGAAGGAAATCGACCCGGCGCTGCTGGAGCTTGCTGACAAGTTCCCCCACGCCAAGCTTGTCTCGGAGTACCTGACCTATACTCACCGTCGCAATTCCATCCTTGGCGGTGGCGTTGACCCTGATGAACTTGAGGATGATGATGAATTCGCGGGCAAGGGCTTCCTGGCTGCTGAACGCATCGCAGAAGATGGCCGCATTCCTACTCCTGCTGACTCTTGCGGTGCAGGGACTTCACGCTTCAAGCATCGGCTAGTCGCCAACATCCCTCGCGTGACTTCGCTGTACGGCAAGAACATGCGGGCTCAATTCGGTGTCGATGTCGATGATGGCTTCGTCCAGCTTGGCTATGACTTCGACTCCCTGGAAGCGAAGATCGAAGCCCACTATGTCTACCGCTACAAGGGCGGTCCAGAGTACGGGGTGTCGTTGACGGCTGAAAAGCCAAACGACTGCCATAGTGTGCTGGCGCGGATGATTTCGGAGATTCTGGGCCGGGAATTCCCGCGCTCGACTGCGAAGAACGTCAAGTATGGGTGCTTGCCAGTAGACAACACAGATGTATTGACGAGGGACGGGTGGAAGACTTTCAACGAGATTGGGGTCGGAGATTTTGTTCTTGGCTACCATGCTACAAACAAGGAGATGTACTGGACGGAAGTTACAGGGCGCCACTTCTACGCTGACGCGGATGTTGGGTTAGTCGGCAATAAGCGTTGGAGTGTCGAAGCAACGGAAGACCACAGGTGGCTGGCGAAGAACGCCTACTCTGACGAGGTGAGGCTTGTGTACACAGACGAGTTGAACACTGCATCGTCTATCCTAAACTCGTCACCGATGCGAAACGGGGGCACTGTCCAGAACGACGCTGCACTTATCGGATGGCTGCTGGCAGATGGATACTGGAAGTGGTCAGAGTCTCTGCCATGTAGGCAGAACAGGCACGGGGAAAAGCTTGGTGTTATCGCAAACGTGGGACAGAAGAAGTTTTGCGATGATGTTGAGGTGGCTCTACGCATGGCGCGGGTCAACTTCACTGTGTACTCTAACGGTGGCATGAATGAGTACAGAATTGACCCAGAGGACTTCCGCGCAATGGCGAAACGCCACGGATTCTACGGAAAGGGGAAGCACGAATTCGACTGGGTGCAATACGTTCTCGGCCTAGATGGGGTTAGCAGGATGAACTTCATCCTCGCATTCTGGCAAGCCGATGGTCGCCAAGGGGTAATCAATGCAGTAGTTGTCCGCCAGCGGCCTGGAAACATTGCAGACGCTATAGCTGTAGCTATGGCCCTCGAAGGGATGAAGACAACTGTCAGGATTGATGGTGAAGGCATGGCAACTATCAATGGAAGCCGGTCTGCTTACACCGGGTATCAGACTGGGGACTTCACACCTACACGTAAGACTGACGTATTCTGCCTGTCCACTGCCTGCGAGTCGTTCTTCATCCGGCAGGGCGGAGTTCTGACTTTGACTGGTAATTGCAGCTACAATGCACAGCCGCCCCGGGTCGCCAAGACCATCGGCTGTTCGCTGGAAGATGCTCAGACCATCTTCGACACCTTCTGGACTCAGGCGGCGCCGCTGAAGGAACTGAAGGAGAAGATGCAGCAGTATTGGGAGACGACGGGCCAGAAGAAGTTTCTGAAGGGCCTGGACAACCGCAAGCTGCCGATCCGAAGCAAGGGTAACGTCATCAACACGGCTTTCCAGTCGGCGGGGGTGATCTGCGCGAAGCGGGCGATGGTGTTGCACGACCGTAAGCTGAAGGCTGAAGGGATGGCAGTTGATTTCTTCCGGGACAACTGGAAGGAGAAGGAGTTCTGCCAGCAACTGATCGCCTACCATGACGAGGCCCAGCTTGAAGTCAAGCGTTCACTGGTCAAGTTCAAGACGTTCCCTGTGAGCGAATGGCAGACCAAGAACGAAGAGACGGGGAAGATGGAAGACTCGAAGGAAGCCAAGGATGCGAAGGCCGCTGCCGCTGCATTCAAGGCTGCTGAAGAGGAAGCCACGGGCAAGCGGTGGAGTGACGTGATGAAGGGGCCGAAGGGCTACTTCGTCGGCTACTGCCGGGCCGGGGAACTGGCGACCGAAGCTGTCGTTGAGGCTGGTCGGTACTACAAGCTGAACGTCGAGTTGTCGGCAGGCTACATGCTTGGCCGCAACTGGGCTGAATGCCACTGATGGTGCTACAATGAGCGTGAGAAACGGAAGGCCCTCGAAAGAGTACCTGTCGTCTCTGCGCCCGATGGGCGAGGACGGAGCCAGCAAGCTTCTCCTTGCCTGTATGCAGGCTATCCTTTCGGGGAAAAAGCATGTTATACTGGCGCTCTCGTACCTGACCAAGCTACCAGACGACTTCCCGAACGTGACGACTGTTCGACGCGACGGGAAGACAAATTTTGTCAAGGTTCTGCCAAGACCTGTGATACAATGGCTCAACAAGCACGGGTACACAACGATGACAGTCGATGACTTGCGCATCGCCCAACTGAAGTTCACGAACAAGGAGAAAGAGCTTGAACCATTCTGAATTCGTCGGTCGAATCACGACCCACATTGGAGCCGAGATGGGTGACGATCACGTCCGGGACTTCATCGAGTTCCAGTTCCAAGACGGCGGCAACATCCGTGTCGAAAGCCTGAGCGAGCGTTCGCGCTTCGACCGCATCGACGGTGATCTGGCCGACCTTGTGGATGTCGGCATCACCAGTGCCGTGTCGTCCACGCACTACGAAGACGGCCAGACGTTCTTCGCCCTGAACATCGCCAGCGGCGAAGGCAGTGTCACGCTGCACTGGATCGGCGACGGCTACATCCCCTACGATGTTGAGGTGCGCCAATGCTGACAGCCCGCGTTGCTGGCCGCGACCTCGGCGTCAAGGTCTGGAAGTTCCCTTGTGGGGAGACTGGTGTCAAGATCGAGTCCTGCGCGGAGCGGGTGTTGGTCGGTGAAGTGGTGAAAGTCATCCTTCGCTGGGAAGGCAACGACGATCTGGTGGCTCTGGCTCAACTGGTTGACATCGTGAAGAACGCTGGCGCCCGCGCCTGGACGCTGCTGATCCCGTACTTCCCGTACAGCCGCCAAGACCGCCGCTGTTCACCCGGCGAGGCCCACGCACTGAAGGTGTTCTGCGTCATGCTGAACAGCCTGGGCTTCGATCTGGTCACGACCTACGACGCCCACAGTTCCGTGCTGGAAGCTCTGGTGGACAAGCTGCGCGTGACGCCGCAGGAAGAGTGCGCCTACAACCTGCCAGTGCATGACGTGCTGGTCGCCCCGGACGCCGGTGCCGAGAAGAAGGTCTTCAAGCACTACCAAGTGGCTGATGCTGCTATCGGGACCAAGGTTCTGTGTGCAAGCAAGGTCCGCGACCCTGAAGGCAAGATCACGGGTATGCGGCTTCCTGCCCAACCGTTCGACATCGCTGACAAGTCAGTCTGTGTCGTGGACGATCTGTGCGACGGCGGGGCGACGTTCCTGGCAGTGGCCGATGCCATCCGAGCAACGGCAAGGCCCAGCGAACTGAACCTGTACGTCACGCACGGCATGTTCACCAAGGGCTACGACGCACTGTTGTCGAAATACGACATCATCTTCGTGCAAAACCTCGGAATGACAGCCCCGGAAGTCCCGGAGTGCTATACTTCCCGCATCCGAATCATCTGAACAAGGAGAACCAGACCAATGACCAAGCCCCTCGAACAAGCTGACGGCTACAAGCTCTCGCACAAGAAGTTCATGCGCGACGGCACCACCATGCTGTACGCCAACATCACCGCTCGCAGCGCCGCTCGCTGCCAGTTCCAAGACGCGGAACGCCGCGTCGTCTGGGCCGGGATGCAAGCCTTCATCAAGGGCTTCATCATCGCCGAGTTCAACAACGAGTTCTTCTCGCGCCCCTTCAAGGAAGTGATCGGCGAGTGGAAGGCCCGTGTCGAAGGCTACCTGGGCGTCGGCGCCGTCTCGATGGAACACTTCGAGAAGCTGCACAAGCTGGGCTATCTGCCACTGGAAATCAAGGCCCTGCCGGAAGGCTCCAAGGTGCCCTTCAAGGTGCCTCTGGCGACGTGGAAGAACACCCACAAGGACTTCGCATGGCTGGTGACGTACATCGAGACGGTGCTGTCGCAGGAGTGCTGGGGCGTGACCACCTCGGCGACCACCGCCTACCAGTTCCTGACCCTGTGCCGCCGCTTCGCTGACGAGACGGTGGGCAACCGTGACCACATTCCGTTCCAGTGCCACGACTTCTCGGCTCGCGGCCTCATGGGTCGCCAAGCTGCGGCGGCGTCTGGCTACGGGCACCTCCTGTCGTCCTCTGGCACCGACACCATCGCTGCCCTGGGCTTCGTGGACAAGTTCTACAGCGGCTACCCGACCGGCTATCTCGTCGGCACCAGTGTCCCGGCGTCGGAACACAGCGTCACCTCGCTGGGCATCGCTGTCGATGGTGAACTGGAAACGATCCGCTACTGGATCACCGAAGCCTACCCGACTGGCATCGTCTCCATCGTGAGCGATACCATCGACTACTGGCAAGTGCTGACCGAGTACCTCCCGGCGCTGAAGGGTGAAATCGAGGCGCGTGGCCCCAACGGCTTCCTGCCGGGCAAGGTTGTCGTCCGCCCCGACAGCGGCGATCCCGTGCGGATCATCTGCGGCTACCGCGAGGACGAAATCGTCCGCACCCCGCAGGGCGTCTTCAGCAAGGCGGCGCTGATGGCTCCCCACCTTCCCGGCGAAGTCAGCCCGCTGACCGAAGAGGAAGTCAAGGGCTCCATCGAGGTGCTGTGGGAGAAGTTCGGTGGCACGGTGAACAAGTTCGGCTACCGTGAACTGAGCCCGTCCATCGGCCTGATCTACGGTGACTCGATCACCCTGGACCGTGCAGAGGAAATCTTCTCTCGCCTGCAACAGCGCAACTTTGCGTCGAACAACGTGGTCTTCGGCGTCGGTTCGTTCACCTACCAGTACGTCACCCGCGACACCCTCTCCCTGGCTGTCAAGGCCACGGCTGCTGTGGTGGACGGCAAGCTGGTCGAACTGTACAAAGACCCGAAGACCGACAGCGGCATCAAGAAGTCGGCCCGTGGCCTGATGCGTGTCGATCTGGTGGACGGCAAGTTCGTCATGTCCGACAGCGTGACCCCGGACGAAGAAGCTGGCGGCGAACTGCGCGTCATCTTCAAGGACGGCAAGCTGCTGGTTGACGAGCCGTTCGACGTGATCCGCAACCGCGTGCAGGACATCGTGGTGCAGAAGGAAGATGCTGACTCGACTGTGTAACTCTTGCGGGGAGTCTAAATCGTTGGAGGACTTCCCGAAGCACTCAAAGTGTGCTGGCGGGAGGACTCGGGTCTGCAAGCGATGCACAAATGCACGACAAGAAGCCTCCCGCCGCAAGCGGTACACAGACGACCCAGAGTTCCGTAGGGCTAGAAAACAAAGCCAACGGGCTACGAGGGCGCGCAAGCTTGGCCTGCGCCCTGAAGAGCTTCAAGAGATGTTAGAGAGAGCTAACGGCGTATGCGAGATTTGCAAGCAAGAGCCTAACGGCTATGGCCCGGCTGGGCAGTCGCTCCACATAGATCACTGCCATGCTACGGGAAGAGTACGCGGGCTGCTTTGCGCAAGATGCAACTTAACGCTCGGGAGGGTTGAAGACTCTGTTGAAATACTTTCAAACATGCAGGAGTACCTACTGACAAGATGATTCAATACGTGATCGCATTCTGGACTTCTTTTCTGTTTGTTGGCATGAAGAGTGCCCAGCAACTGAACGTTGTGCATCGCAAATACTGGTGGATTCTGCCCACAAGTATTGCGATGGCACTGTGCGAGGTCTACGTTGTGTCAACCGTCGCCAAGAACGGCTGGGGCGTCATCGCCCTGGTCATTGGCGTCGGGGCGGGCCTTGGCTCGATCATCGCAACGTGGCTTCATGACAAACTACATTGACAAGGAGAGCAACGAGGACAATGACCGTTCTGGCAATCCACACCGAGGACTTCCTGAAGGTAGTCGGAGGTGCGGCAACACAAGAGCGCGGGAACTACCGCGCCATCATCGAAGGGCTTGAAACAGGCTCCCCAACACCGAAGCTGATCGGCCTGACGGGCCGGGCTCGGAGCGGGAAGGATACGGTGGCAGGGATGCTACAGTCGGCCTTCCAGTTCAAGACCCTTGCGTTTGCAGCCCCCTTGAAGGAGGGCTTGAAGACGATGCTGGGTCTGACCGACGAACACGTCCACGGTGCCCTGAAGGAGACGCTGATCGAGGACTTCTCGAAGAGTCCCCGACAGATGCTTCAGACGCTGGGCACAGAATGGGGCCGACTTCTCGTTCACGACAACATCTGGCTCACGGTTGCCCGGCGAAAGGTGGACGAGTGGCGTGACTGCGGATTCAACGTCGCAATCACCGATGTTCGGTTCGAGAACGAAGCGGAGATGATCCGCAAGATGGGCGGACAAGTGTGGCATGTGGTGCGGGATTCTGCGCCCCAGGTCAACGCCCATGCAAGCGAGGGTGGCGTCAAGTTCAACGCTGACACCGACTTCACGATCTACAACAACAGCACGCTCGATGATCTGTTCGACATCGTGTGTGACACTTTCGAGGGGAGTTCTCATGGCTGAGAAGAAAGTCGTCCAATACACCGAAGTTCAATTCTTCGGCCCGGCCTGCGGTGGCCCAATCATCGGCAACCGTGCGCTTGTCACGCCCGTCGATCACCCCGACACCGAAAACGTCACCAACGGTCAACCTGCGACCACCACCGAAATCGTGGCCTACGACGAAGTGACCGAGCAGTTCGAGACGCGCAACACCCTGTACGTCCCCGCTTGACAAGCGGTTGACATACGCGGTACAATGATGCACGACGCGAGTTCCGTCCAAGTCGCTCTCGCTCTGACCGAGACTGTCGAGAAGTTTGAGAGTGACTCGTTCACCCCGATCATCAACGGTTTTGGCATGGCTGTCAATGCCATGATGATCGAGTATCTGGTGGCAACTGGGAAGCCTGTCACCGTCAACAACCTGAAAGCCGAACACGCCAAGTTCACAGCCATGCTCGAAAAGCAGGCTGAGTTCCTTGACTCGTCCGGTGCCTTCACCAAACTCCAAGGAGAAATCCAACCGTGAACCAACTGATCTTTCTGCTGCTGTCGCTGATCGGCAAGAAGCCGACCGTGGACTCCGTTCTGGGCGCCTTCGCCAAGACCGCGACCACCCTGGAAGCCCTCCAGGCCAAGCACGAAGGCGACATCGAGAAGCATGACGACGCCATCGCCAAGGCACAAGCCAAGAAGGCTGCTGCCGAAGCCGAAATCGTCGCTGCCGCATCCGCTGCGGAGAACATCCGCAAGCTGATCGGCAAGTAAGAACACTGGGCCGACAGGCCCGTGTCTGGCGCAACATCGCGCATCAACTGGCTGTCAAACAGCACAACTACAAAGGAAACAAGAGAATGGCATTCAAGCCTGCAAACGCTTCGCGTCCCCAAGGTGGCGACTACGAGAACACCGCCAACTTCCCGACCCCGCGTGCCGGTAGCCGCAAGGCCCGCCTGTCGCTGATCGTGGACATGGGCACGCAAGAGCGTGAACCCTTCGAGGAAGCCGATGGCACCATGAAGGAGCAGAAGCCGTGTCAGCAAGTCGCCGTGTTCGCCGACCTCGTGGCTGACACTGTGGACTACGGTGGCGACATCGGCAAGCAGCACTACCGTCTGCTGCTGAACAAGTCGTTCCAGGGCAAGGTGCAGGGCGTCAACTTCGTCGCCACGCCCCCGAAGGACGCCAAGGGCAACCTGATCCAAGGCAAGCCGTGGGGCTTCCACCCTGCCAACCTGCTGACGAAGATCGCCAAGGCAGTCGGACGCGAGGACGTGATCGAGTCGATGGACGTGGAACAGCTTCTCGACCTGCCGTTCATGGCGTCCGTCGAGGTGAAGCAGACCGAAGCCAAGGACGGCAAGAAGGACAAGGACGGCAACGTCATCGTCTACAAGAACGTGAACTTCAAGGGTGCCGCCCAGGTGCCCGAGGACGACGACGGCAACCCCATCGAAGTCGCTCCGCTGAACTGCGAAGCCAAGTGCATCACGTTCGACAACGCCACCAAGGAAGACATCCGCTTCATCCGCGCTGGCCTGCGCAAGCAGATCAAGCTGGCCCTGAACTACGCCGGTTCCCAGATGCAGAAGGCCATCGAAGCCTTCGAGGCTGAGAACGGCGGCGACAAGGACGGCGACAAGCAGGAACAGCCCGCCAAGGCCGCTGCCCAGAGCAAGGAAGCCGCCAAGGCCGCTGCCAAGGGCAAGGCCAAGCCGCAGCAGGAAACCCCTGCCGACGACATGGACGACTCTGACGTACCCTTCTAACCGTGAAGAAGTGCTTCAAGTGCGGAGAGGTTAAGACGCTATCGGAGTACTACAGCCATCCTCGGATGGCTGACGGGCACCTCAACAAGTGCAAAGCATGTACTAAGACAGATGTCAAATCCAACCGAATTGACAGGCTAGAACAGTACCGCGCTTTCGATAGGGAGAGGGGCAGTCGTCAAACCCTCGAAGACCATCGCAGGTATCGAGAAAAGAACCCTGTAAAGCGTGCTGCACACGTACTTGTCGGGAACGCTGTGCGGAATGGCAGGCTCAACCCAGGGCCATGCGAAGAGTGCGGCTCAGTGGACGTGCATGGGCATCACGACGACTACTTGAAACCACTTGAAGTTCGCTGGCTATGCCCTGCCCATCACAAGGCGTGGCACGGTATTCACGGAGAAGGGCTGAACGCCCACTAACACAGGCCCCGCCCAAAAGGGCGGGGTTTTTGCATTGGAGGTGCAATGAAGATCGACATTACAGTTGACCGTCGCAAGATGGAGTGGCACGAGGCTTTCCAATGGACGCCGACCACGACAACAAACGGCCAACACTTCGTCTGGCTTGAAACGGTCATGCGGCGGTGGAACCCCATTCGAGAAGAGTGGGAAGTCAAACTGAAGGAGCAACGATGACCAAGCTGTGCTTCGACTATGACCCGCTGCTGTACAGTGCAGGCTCTGTCGGTGAAGAGCGGACGATCAAGGCCATCCACCGGGCCAGCGGCGACGAGTACGAGTTCGCCACCCGGACGGAGTTCTGGGGGCACTGGAAGAAGAAAGCTGGTGGCTGGCTGGCAGAGTACAACGCTGCCAAGAGCGAGGGCCAGCGCCGGGCGCCGGAAGAGTTCGACATCATCGACGTGCAGACGCCGGAAGAACTCCCGAAGGTGCTTCACACCCTGAAGCAGCAGATCAACGCTGCCAAGGAAGCCACTGGCACCAAGGTTCACTACGGCTACTCTGGCCGTGGTGTCGTCTTCCGCGAGCATGTCTCGACCATCGTCAAGTACAAGGGCAACCGTGAAGGTGCCCTGCGACCCGTGCATCTGGAAGCGATGAAGGACTACCTCATCAAGAACCACGCCTGCACGATTGTCGAAGGCATCGAGGCCGACGACGCCTGTTCCATCGACGCCCGAGACGGCTGGAAGAAGTGGAAGGCCAGCGGCGACGACAAGGACAAGCTGATCCTGGCGTTCACCGACAAGGACTATTTCCAAGTCCCGGGTCATCTGTACCACTGCGACAGCGGTACAATGCACTCCTACGGTGATGCCTACGGCTGGCTGGCGTGGAATGCGGAGAAGAAGAAGGTGACTGGACGTGGCCGTGCGTGGCTGTACTTCCAAGTCATGAACGGTGACGACGCCGACAACTACTTCGCCAACAGCGCCAACCCCGCGATGAAGTGGGCTGACAAGTCCGCCTTCGACGTTCTCAAGGACGCGAAGAACGACAAGGAAGCCTTTGAGGCGATGGTCAAGGGCTACCAAACCCTGTACCCCTTGCCGAAGAAGATCATCGGCTGGCGGGGCTATGAAGACCCGAAGGACATGAAGATTCCGAAGCCTGACGCACAGGACTACGAAATCGAAGTGGACTGGAAGTACGTGATGCAGGAGAACTTCACCCTGGCGCGGATGCTGCGCAGTCGGGACGAAGAGCCGGTGAACGTGCTGGACGTGATGAAGCGACTGGGGGTAGAGTATTGACCGAGAAGCAAACACCTAACTGGGCTGATTGGTTCTACTACGACCCGACGAGTCCGTCCGGGTTGCGGTGGAAGGTTGACAGGGCTTGGGGGAGTCGCCTTGTGGCAATTGCTGGTGAACCTGCTGGCAGAAAGATGTACAAGCAGAGTGGAGCACCGGCTGCATGGATGGCGCGTCTCCACGGTAAAATCTACAGCGTCCACCGCATAATCTTGAGCCTCAACGGCATTACCATCCAGCCTACCAACGTTGTGGATCACATCGACGGAAACCCATTCAACAACACCATAGAGAATTTGAGAGTGGTGCGGCAGAGCGTCAACACGAGGAACCGCAAGAAGCCTGCCACGAACTCGTCAGGTACGGTAGGTATTCGTAGGGTTGCCGAGCATACTCAATCTCCGAGATGGAAGGCGGTATGGATTACTTTGAGTGGTAGGCGTGGGTGTAAGTCATTCTCCGTAAGCCGGTACGGAGAGGAATTGGCAAAAGCCCTTGCCATCAAGGCCAGAGAAGATGCCATCAAAGCGTTAAACGGAAGTGGAGCGGGTTACTCCGAACGACATGGAACATAAGGAACCCTGGGAAGCCTTCCCGGACATCTGGAAGACGCCTGCGGCCTTCTGGGCGTGGGTGCGAGGCGGAATTCGAGGCGCAGTGTGGAAGCGGTATCCCGCGAAGCTGGACTGGAAGCGTGACCAGATGGTTCCGCCCCCTGACGGCTACACGGGCCGGGCGAAGAGCCTGGGCAAGTGCCACTACTGCGGGGAGATGTTCTCTGCTAGCTCTCTCGAAGTGGATCACGTCGAGATGGCTGGCTCCTGCAACTCGTGGGAGACGGCTGGGAAGTTCCTTCAGAACCTCCTGAACACGAACGGTAACTGGGTTCTCGCCTGCAAGCCTTGCCACAAGGTCAAGAGCTACGCAGAGCGTTCCGGTGTTCCGTTCGAGGATGCCCTTGCTGAGAAGTGGGCAATCGCGTTCATGAAGCGCCACAAAAAATCTGAAGTGCTTGCTCACTGCGAGAAATTCGGGCACAATTCTGGTGCGCTGTCGAACGACAAGAGACGTCGTGAGGCACTGGTGGAAATCTACAAGAAGGAGAAGTTGAAAGGAGCTACGAGCAATGAATGAAACATGGCAGGCGAAAGCAGAAGTCCTCGCCAGCACGGGCAACCTCTCCTGGCGGCAGATCGCTGACGCACTGAGGAAGCCGAAGTCCACTGTCAGCGACCACCTCCGTCGAGTTGGTATCATCCCGACAGAAGCGGCGGCTGCATCGGTGGACATCGGCGAGGTGCTGAAGGAGCATGACAACTCCCGCATCCTGTTCATCTCGGACATGCACATTCCGTACCACCACAGCGGCCTCTTGCCGTTCCTGGCGGGCCTGAAGAAGCGGTACGAGCCGACACGGGTGATCTGCGTCGGGGATGAACTGGACAAGCACGCGATGTCCTTCCACGACACGGACCCTGACCTCGACAACGCCGGGCCGGAACTCGAAAAGGCACTCCCCGTGATTGCCAAAGTCGAGCAACTGTTCCCAGTGGTCGATCTGGTTGACTCCAACCACGGGTCGATGGTCTACCGGAAGGCGAAGCATCACGGCATCCCGCGACGGTACATCAAGCCGTACAACGAGGTGCTGGGCGTCGGAGACGGCTGGAAGTGGCACATGGACATGACGATCACCCTCCCGGATGGTCAAGACGTGTACATCCACCACGGCAAGCTGTCGAGCGCAGTCCGCGTGTCGCAAGCAATGGGAATGTCCTTCGTGTGTGGTCACTACCATGAGAAGTTCGGAATCGAATACTGGGCCAACCCTCGCGGGCTGTACTGGGCGATGAACACCGGATGCCTCATCAACGACGACTCGCTGGCGTTTGCCTACAACAACACCAACCTGAAGCGCCCGATCATCGGCACGGGCCTCATCGTGGACGGCGTGCCCATCCTCGAAGCAATGCCGCTGTAAGAAGAAAGGGAATCCTAGTGCTGTATCAACTCCAAGTCAACCTCGCCGGTCTTCCGGTTGCGATGGTCATGTTGTCGAATGGCAACGTTGTGTTTGTGCCACTGCACGGGATTTCCGCCATCTTCGACCAGAACCCAGGCCAAGTCGATGCAGTGCTGTTTGACGACGAGTTCTACCTGATTGCGACCGATGGATACACGGTCGAAGACTACTCGTATCGAGTGCAGTACCCCCTGCGGGAACACCCGCTGCTGGTGGCTTGGCTGAAGTCCCTCAACCTGCAACTGCCAAGGATGCAAGAATGAACCAAGAGTGCGTGATCTGCGGTGAAGAGGCTGTGGGCTTCTTCGCAGAGAACCCCAAGCTCCCGCTGTGCCCGAACGCGGCCTGCGAGGCTGCGTTGATCGACAAGATCAACACCGAACTACAAGACGCCGCAGCGGAAGCGGCAAAGGAGTAACAAATGTCGAGAGTTTTTTCTTTCCGCGACCTGAAGCTGATCCCGGAATTCGCCAACAAGACCGAACGAGAGATGGTGCGCCTGGAGTGCGACGACCTGATGAACGAAGCCCTGTCGCAACTGGGCTTCAGCCTGCGGGCTCCCATCCTGTACGTCCCGTCGCTTCACCGTGACCTGCAAGGGCGGGTCGCCATCGGCTACCGTGCCGTGGGCCAAGTCAACGAAGACCCCGCGTACCTGAACAGCCCCCTGTGCCCCCTGATCGAGCGCCTGATCGTCGCTGCCCGTCGTGACCCCTCGCTGGCGTCCGAACTGGCCCGGATGATCGGTGGCGGGGTGGACCTCGATGACGACTACGCAGCAGAGCCTGTCAAGGAAATCGAAGACGAGTACGTCGAGCCCGACTGGCAACGCAACGAGCGGTACATCCGCGAACTGACTGACTTCCGCGACATGGTGCGTGGAAGCCCCTACAACGAAGCTGGCTCCCTGAAGCTGCCCAGCGAGTACGTGAAAGGCCGTGCATGATTCGTACCGTCATCAAGCGAAACGGGCAACCGGCGTGGTTCGACCCTGACAAGCTGAACAAGTGGGCTGAGTGGGCCTGCGGTATCGGCGTGGACTGGTCTACCGTCGTTCTGGCCGCGACCAAGAAGTGTGACGATGGCGTGACCACTGACGATCTGCACAAGGCAATGATCGCGGCTTGCGTGGACATGGAGACGACGGCGCATCAAAAGATGGCTGGGCGTCTGTACATGGGCAAGCTGTACAAGGAAATCTTCGGAAGCTGGGAGACGATCCCTACCGTCCGGGAGATGTACCGCATGATGGTTGCGCAAGGTCACTGGGAGGAAATGGGCTACTCTGACGAGGAACTCGACTTCTGCCAGACCTTCATCGACCACAGCCGCGACATCAACGCTCCGCTGACCGAGACGAAGCAGACGATGGACAAGTACGCCATCGTGGACCGAGTGGGCGGAAAGAGCTACGAGACGCCGCAGTTCGTGTACATGCGTATGGCACTGGGCAACATGGCGAAGATGCCTCTCTACCGGCGCATGAACGACGTGAAGAGCCTGTACACGTACTTCAGCCTGAAGAAGATCAACCCGCCGTCGCCGTTCTCGCTGAACCTGGGGACCATGAAACGGCAGTACGCATCGTGCTGCACATCGACAACCCACGACTCGGCGGCGTCTCTGGCAGCGTCTGACCACATTGCCTACATGATGACCTGTGCATCGGCTGGCATCGGCTCTCACCTGAAGACCCGTAGCAAGGGTGACAAGGTGCGGCGCGGGGCGATCAAGCACATGGGCAAGCTGCCCTACTACAAGGTGCAGCAGGCGGCTGTGGGTGCAAACCTGCAAGCTGGACGCGGCGGGGCTCTGACGATGCACTTCACCGTGCTGGACCCGGAGTTCTTCGATCTGGTCAAGCTGAAGAACGTGCAGACGCTGCCTGAGAAGCGGATCAAGGACATCGACTACAGCGTGGGGTACAACACCGAGTTTGCCCGTCGCGTGGCCCGGAACGAGCCCTGGATGCTGGTGAGCTACGGGGACGCCCCGGCGCTTCACGAAGCGATGTACAATCCTGACCCTCAAGTGTTCCTGTCGGAATACTCGAAGGTTGAGGCCAACCCGCTGATCCCGAAGACTGTGGTGCAAGCCCGGGAACTAGCAATCGCGTTCCTGACGGAAGCCGTGGAGAACGGTCGAATCTACGAACACAACACGTTCGAGATGAACCGCCACACCCCGTTCAAGGACACGATCTACCTGTCCAACTTGTGCCAAGAAATCGGCCTGCCGGTGAAGGGCTTCTCGTCCGTGGCTGCACTGTACTCTTACAAGTCGGCCTACGAGCGTGACGGTGAAATCGGGCTCTGTTCTCTGGCGGCAATCGCTGCTGGTCTAGTGTCCGAAGAGGAATACGAGGACGTGGCGTACTACGCCGCCCTGATGATCGACAACGTGATCGACCTGATGGAGTACCCGTTCCCTCACCTCGAAGTCACAGCACGGGCGCGTCGATCCATCGGCGTCGGGATCACCAACCTCGCTCATGCGATGGCGAAGCGCGGGCTGAAGTACAGTTCGACCGAGGGCAAGCTGTACATCGCAGAACTGGCGGAACTTCACAGCTACAGCTTGCACAAAGCTGCTGTGCGTCTGGCAGAAGAGCGTGGGGCGTGTGACTGGGCGAGCAGTACGAAGTACGCGGAAGGCTGGCTTCCCATCGACACGGCGAATCGGCTAGCCCTGGACAAGATCGGCTACAAGCTGAAGCGGGACTGGGAGGGCGTTCGGAAGCGGATGATGGCGCTGGGCGGGCTTCGTTTCAGCGTTCTCGAAGCCCACATGCCGTGCGAGTCTTCCTCTGTGGCTGGCGGGCACACGAACGGTCTGTACCCCATCCGGGAGTTCAAGGTCATCAAGACATCCGGTGTGAACAAGAACCTGTTCATCTGCCCGGACTACGATGAACTGAAGGACAAGTACGAGATGGCGTGGGATGTCCCCACCGAGGACATGATCCTCGTGTACGCCCTGGTGCAGTGCTTCACCGGACAGGCTATCTCGGCTGACCTGTACATCAAGTACGGCAACGGGGAGCGGAAGGTGTCGGCGAAGGAACTGGTTGAACAGTGGCTTCTCCGCGTCAAGCTGGGCATGAAGACCCGCTACTACATCAACTCCGCGACTGGCATTGTCGAGGAAAAGGCGCAAGAGCAGGAAGCTGCTGCCTGCGATAGCTGTTCGCTGTAACAGCATGGGAGCCTTCGGGCTCCCTTTTTTTCGTCTGTACGCTTCTCATGCCTGAGAACTTGTGGTACACTGGCGTTTTCGATCCATCGACACAGGAGAGTACAATGAAAGTCACCAAGACCAAGGCGGATGGTTTCAAGCCGTTCAACCTCACCATCGAAGTCTCGAACAAAGGAGAGTACGACGCCGTTCGCGCCCTCTTCGGCTTGGACGTTACCGTCCCCAGCATCGTCCGCGAGAACAGCCAGATCGGGTGCGACGGGGAGCGAATCCTGGGTCGCCTGTTCCACAACGTCTACCACACCATCTGACCATGCAGACCATCCAAGAAGCCAAGAGCGCCTGGAAAGCCACTATCCACGGTGACGGTGGCGTCTGCCCGTGCTGCGAGCGTTTCGGCAAGGTCTACAGCCGCGCCCTGAACAAGACGATGGTCGCCAGCCTGAAGTGGCTGGCCTCGCAGAACACCGAGAAGGGCCTGCGTGAGTGGATCGACGTGCCCAACACCGCACCCAAGGCTGTCCTGCGCTCGAACCAACTGGCATCCCTGCGCTGGTGGGGCCTCGTGGAACGGCAGCTTCCCGACCCCGAGGACAAGAAGAGCAAGCACAGCGGCATGTGGCGCGTCACCCTGCGTGGCATGGACTTCGTTGAAGGTCGCCTGCTTGTGCCGAAGAAGGTTTCGACCTACAATGGCGAAGTCGTCGGCGTGAGTGATGAAGTCATCGCCATCGGCGAGGTCAAGGCTGGCTTCGACTACGAGGCCACCATCGCCCAGACGCACGTCAACCTGCAACACAACCTCTTCCAAGGAGCAACCGTCCAGTGAGTCGAATCTTCAACCCCGAGAACGGCGGGTGGAAGGCGGGCCAGTACGCCCTCTTCATGGGGCAGAACCCTGCCCTCCACGACAGCATCAACGTCTCCGCGCCTGCGATTCAAGCTCTCGCGCTGCGTCAGGTCAGCCAGCGGTGGGTGTTCGATGAGTTCAACCACGACCAGTCCCGTCTCGACCTGACGACGTGCCCCGAGTCGATCTACAAGGTGATGCTCATGAACATCGCCTACCAGTGGGAAGCGGACTCCGTAGCAAGCCGGGCAATCGCTCCGCTGCTGGCGCCGTTCGTGACCAACTCCGAACTGTGGGAAGCTCTGTTGGAAAACACCAACATGGAAGTCACGCACGCCAAGACCTACTCCAACATCGTGCAGCAGTGCGTGCCAAACCCGGGCGAGGTTTTCAGCATGGTCATGGAGAACGAGCGCACGCTGAAGCGGGCTGAAACCGTCAACGTCGTGTTCGACGAACTGGCAGTCATGGGCGCCCTGAAGACCCTCAAGGAAAGCGGCCTGACTGGCTTCCGTGTCATGGGCGACGACGTGTACTACGGTGCCATCATGCGAGGCATCTGGGCACTGTACGCCCTGGAGCGCATCCAGTTCATGTCCAGCTTCGCAGCCACCTTCGCCATCGTGGAGCAGGGGTACTTCCAGTCCATCGGCAAGGCTGTGCAGAAGATCATGCTTGACGAACTGTTCTGCCACGCTGCACTCGACCGCGAGATTCTCAAGGTTGAGATGGCGACGGAGCGGGGCAAGGCATGGCTGGAAGCCAACCGTGACTGGGTGAAGATGATGCTGGACGAGGTTGTCGAGCAGGAGACTTCGTGGGCACCGTACCTGCTGGGCGATGGTCGCAGCATTGTTGGCTACACGCCACAACTCGCTGCCGAGTGGACGGCATGGAACGCGAAAGAGTGCTACACTCTCGCTGGTGTCGAACCTGCACTGCCCGCTCCGAGCCGCAACCCGCTGCCCTGGATGGACAACTGGATCGACGTGAACAAGACCCAGAACGCCCAGCAAGAGGCCGATGGCAACAACTACGCACTGAACGTGGTCAAGGATGACCTGGGCAGTGACGTGATCGACTTCTGAGAAAGGAACCACACATGGACGAACTGATCGTCTACACCAAGAAGAACTGCCCCCAGTGCGACACGCTGAAGGCCCGGCTGAAGCAGGCCGGTATCCCGTTCACCGAAGTCTCTGTCGAGGGCAACCAAGACGCCCGTGACTTCCTGATCGGCCAGGGCCACCGCTCCGCTCCTGTCATGTACCGTGGCGGCATCCACCTGAAGAGCTTCAACGAGGTCTGACATTGGCGCCATCGCCTACGCCCTCCTGATCGTGGCCGTCCTCGGCTACATCATGAACCTGTACTGGCTCTTCAAAGGCCCGGACTGGACTTCGCTGATCCGCGTCCTGGGCCTGCTGATCTTCCCCCTTGGGGCGATCCTCGGCTTCATCCCGAACGCCGGTAAGACCCAGGGCTGACAACAACCAACACAAGGAGAACTCCATGTATTTCAAGCAACGCGAAACCGACGCCGAGTACGCCGCCGCCTACATCGCCAGCCACAAGAAGATCGCCGCCGAACGCATGAAGCGCGTGGCGGCGCTGAAGAAGCTGAAGAAGGGCGAGTGATGTCGCCCGTCTACAGCGAGGCGGGATCGACTGCGTTCCAGCGCATTGTCGAAGCCTGCATCCACGGGCACGACCTACACACATTCGTCTGGCTCGCCCCGAACGAGTCGTGCCCGACTTCCCACATCAACCACGGAGATGAAGAATGAACCCCAATGACCAAGACGACGGCAACGTCACCGAGAACCTGAAGCCCATCACCATCGGCGACGAGACGGTCAACGTCGATCCCGAACTGCTGCGCAAGTACAAGGAAGAAGCCTTCGGCTACCTGAAGGCCGAAGCCCAGGAGAAGACCAACTTCAAGGACGCGGTGGAAGCCATGTCCGAGACGTTCGGCATCGACAAGGGCGTGCTGTCCAAGTGGCTGAAGGCCAGCTTCAAGGCCGAGACGAAGAAGGCCAGCGAACTCGCCCAGGCTTTCGAGCAACTGGATGTCGCAGCAGCCTGAGCCCTTCCGGGCCTTCACCGAGGAAGAGAAGCAGCAGTTCGAGGCGTGCATCCATCGCATCAAGGAGCGTGAAGACATCGACCAGTCGATCTTCCCGTACCCAGACCTTGCTGTCTCTTCCATGTTCTACCTGTGGCAGCAAGCCACAAGGGAAGCGAAGGCATAAAAAAAAGGACGCCCGAAGGCGTCCAATGTGCCCACCACGGCACTATACTTGAGCCCGGGAGGTCTTGTGCCTTCCGGGCTTTTGTTCGTCAGTTCTTTTCGGGGAGGAAGCCGACTGTCTCGGATGTCGCGTATGTCAGGACGAGGTTGACAACCCCGATGACAGCGCCAGCGACTGCCGTCACCGTGTCAGCGTCGATTGCAGCAGGCAGCGGGTGCCCGTACATCGCAGCCACGTTGGCCCCAGCCATGACCACGCCAGCGAGGGCAGTGGCAGTGATCTGGCCCGTCTTCCAGGCTTCCTTGTTGGCGACTGCCTCTCCCTTGCGGAAGAGGTCGAGGATGGCGAGAAACTTGTTCATGATGTCCTTTCAGATTTTGATGTGCACCGGCAGATGATGGGAATCAGCCGCAGCGCCGCCAGGTGTTGGACGCGGCGCGATAGCTGAACCGCGCGAAGCTGCCCGCCGTGGTGCCCACGGTGCCGCCGATGATGGTGGCGCCCTGCGCGCCGCTGCTCAGGGTGATTCCGGTGTAACCTGTCTCCAGGAACAAGGTCAGGTCCTGCCCGTCGAACGGGGTCTGCGGCAGGGTGACGGTGATCGTGCCGCTGCCTGCCAGCGCGACCTGCGCGGTGTTGTCGGCAACGGTGAACGAGGCAGTGCCGGTGTCGCGCTGCTCACTGGTGGTGCCGCGGCCACGCGCCTGGATGTGGTTGCCGTAGTCGTCCCACCACGCCCACACACCGTTGTAGAGCGCGCCCGTCTGGCTGCCCAGGATGAGGCCACCCCAATGCTTGGAGTCGCTGTACCTAGTAGAGGCCAGACGGATTGCGGCGTGACGCTTACCGGCCACGCCAGAGGGCATTCCGGTGCTGAATGCTCCAGTCGTGTTGTACTGCGGGAACGTTGCCAGCTCGACGTTGATTCGCCAGTTGCCCGAGTAATCGACGTTTTGCGTTCCGATGCGGCTGTAGCTGTTCAGCGCATAGGTTCCGGTGACGTTGTTGGTGTCGAGCGTGCCCTCGGACACGATTTCGACCAGCGAACTGCCAGTGGACCCGTTGTTGGAGTGCTGGGTCTTGTGTGAGCCCTGATTCCAGATGTGGTCCGTGCCGAATACCGTGGCTTTGCAGTAGGTCGAGCAGAGCAGCCATGCTTCAAGTCCGCCACCGAGCGGGAACAGAGGCATGGACTGCTCGATGTTCCAACCCGTGTTGGCCGCGTTGCGCTTGATCTTGAGCCAGCCGCCGACCATCCCGAACTTCGGGGCGCTCGTGGGCACGATGGTGCCAGCCAGCGAGATGACCTGGATGCCGGCAGACGACGTGAGGGAGTCAAGCCGGAACAGAACCCAGTCACCGGCTGCCCAGCCACCAGCCGTCAGCGTCACCGCGTGATAGGTGGCAGCAGCCCCGCTGATGGTGAGCGCAATTGTCTTGCGCGCATAGGTCGCGGCATCCACGTTCGTGGCGCCGCTGACGGCGAGCGACACCACGGTCTCTGACGATCCGCCACCCGTTGGGATGGCGCCACCAGGACCATACAGCGCGCCGGCATCGGTTGCCACCACGAGGCCACCGCCAGCGGTCAGCACATCGGCTTGGTTGGCATTCCAATCCCCTGACACCAAGGAACGAGTTGACGCAACCTCGGAGGGGCTGAGAAGGGGGTACGTGTAGTCACCCTCTGTCAACCCTGTGAGGGCTCCACTCGGAGTGTTGAAAACGCCCGCCACCGGGATGATTGTATCTGCCACAATTGTTCTCCAATTCTTCAGATGCCAAGCACTTGCTTGGCCTTGGCGTAGAGAGCTTGCCTGTCGGCTAGCCCGTTCGTGCCACCATTGATTCGCTTCGTCAAGGTGATAAAGTCACCAGAGTCGGCGTACTGGTTGAGGTTGTGCTTCTTCCAGAACCACCCAGCAGACCGGCAGGCGTTTTCCGGCTGTTCGACCACCTCTGGGTGGACGATGCAGTCGATGTCCAGCGCCATCGCCAGGGCGACGTAGTTGGCCTTGCCTGTGATCTGGATGAGCCCGCGCCCCTTGTACTTGACCCCATCCCCAGGGAGCGTGTTTCCCAGGTCTTTGCGGCCCTCGTAGGCTTGGCCCGAGGCCAACTCCTTGACGTACACCAGACGCCCGCTCTCGTGGCCGATTTGAGCCAGGAATGCGGCTACCCGTTTTGGGGTGTCGATCCCAAACTCCTGCATCGCCTTGTTCAGCGGTTCGAGGAAGAGAGATGCCCGGAGCTTTGCGGCTTCGGGCATGATGCTGCACAACTGTTGCAGCGTGAGTTGCATTACTTTGTTTGCCCCTTTTCGTCTGCGAGAACGTCACGCACGATCTTGAGCTTCATGGCGAAGCGGATCAAGGCGGGAGTCCCCATGTGAGCGGCAACGCCGCACAGGACACCAGTCAGAGGGCCAGAGATTCCAGCGTACTCGCACGCGAAGAACGTCATCATCCCTGCGAACGACGACGAACTCAGATGCGCAATCAGCGTCTTCCACGAGAACGTGCTTCGCTTCTCGAAGTAGCTGACAAGCCCGCCCCAGAGCGAGATTGCCATGATACCCAAGTAGGTCAGCCAGCCCGAGTGAAAGAGAACCCCAGAGTCCTTGTGGTTCATGTTCACGTTGTCAAGCATTACGGCACCAGATATTGACCGCTGATCCAGATGGAGCAAGCCGTGTCCATTGCCAGCGCAGTCGGAGCCGCACCAGACGCCAGCGTTTCGAGAACGATCTGGGTCGAGTTCGACTGGACATACGCCGACAGTTGACCCGTGAATGTCAAGCTGTCACAGCGGAGGTCGAGAGGAATGTGCATCGAGCTTTCAGAGGTGAAGGGCAGGCCAGTGATGACCATGTTCCCCGTACCCGTGTGAGCCGTCTGCACGATTTGCAGGTTGAAGTAGACACGGTTTCCGATCCGGGTATACTTGCCAGCCTGCGTTGTGTACGTCCCCGCACCGGCAGTGGTAGTGCCTGCCACGACGGGCGTGAACGTACCTTCTTGGTAGTAGTCGAGAGTGTTGACATCTGTCGATGTCGTTGTCCCGATCTTGTACCCTGTCGCACTTGTCGGTGCGACGTTGAGAGTGATCGTCGTCCCGAAGGTCGAACCGATCGTGATGTTGGTTGTCGAGCCGCTGACGCCACCAGTGCCGATATTCACTGTCTTGACCGAACCTGACGTGGTTGCCCCGGACGCGAGGCCGACTGTGCTAGTGGCTGTCGAGCTACCGAACGTCAGAGTTGCGTTCGAGAAAGTGGTCTGGCCGGAGAACGTCTGGTTCAGGGCGCCGGTGACTGCCAGGGTGTACGTTCCGTTAGGGAGCGTGTACGTGTTCGTCACCCCAGTTGTGAAACCGGAGAGGTTGAACTTGGCAATCTTCGTGGTGTCTGTCGAGTCGTACACCGCAAACACAGCCGAGCTATAAGTCGTCCTGTTTGCGTTCGCTTCGACAGCGTTCAGTTGGTCGATGTAGTCAATTTGCCCAGCGTAGAAAGGCATCTCAGAGTTCCTCGATTTGCAGGGCACTCATGTACTGGCCCATGAATTGATACTGGATGGAAGACCCCTTCGACAGCTTGCCGTACAGGGAGAAAATCTGTTCGTCCATTGTGTCCGTCGATTCCGGCACCAAGGAAACGAACACAGGCTTCGCCATACCATTCCCCCGGAGAATCCGCCAAACGGCATCCCGGTCTGTCGCAGGCATGTGCTGCACCGTCAGGTTCAGCGTCTTGAACGTCGGGCCACGATCTGTGAACAGGTCGCCAGCGTCTGAGCGTTCGTGCTTGCTCTGGTCCGTCACCTCGATGGTTGCCTCTCCGTACTGGACGTTGTACACTGGACTCCAGTACGATCCGACGACGATGCACCCGGCTTCGATGTACCCGAGCGGGTTTGCAGTGTCTTGTAGGTCTACCTTGATCGCTCGCACCGTCTGTACGGGAAAGTACACCACGGCACTCGCACTACCACCATAGTTGTAGGCGTTCACACCGAACGGCAGTACGCCCCAGTCACTCGCCGAGCCGATCAGGGAGGAAGGGCTTGCGTTGATCCACCCAGTCGCGTAGACTTGGACAGTAGCCGCCTGATCGGAGTAGCACTTGACGCGCATCTGGGATGTCGAAGACAGCGAGCAGAACGGGAGCGCCACGCAGGCCACTGGTTCGTTTGCGGCCCAGGCCAGGGTCAACGTGGCAGTCGTTGCATTCGACCCACGCCAGACCTCGCTCTTGATGTCAGACAGCATGTTCGTTGCTGCAAGCCCGCCGAGAGTCGTGTCAGCCGTGATCGACGCAACACGCTTCGCAGCGTTGTTGTACAGGATTCGCAGGTTAGCCACCTTCAGCCCCCTTCAGGTAGGAGTTGACATACGTCGCCGCCAGTTCGTAGAACGGTTGTCGAGGGTCAACAACGAAGTCCTCGAACGGTACTCGAACGTATTCGTGCCACAGCGCCTGGGCTCCACTGTCCCTCACCTCTGCGCTAGGGTACAGGGCAATGACCAGCGTCACGCACTGTTCTGCCACCGAGATTTCAACCTTCAGCAGCTTGTGGTATGTCGCAGTGACACCTTGAGGTGTCGTGAACTCTTTCAAGAGAGCCATGATTTCCTTTCAGATCGCAGCGCCACCGTACTGCGTGGCGTCAATGATTGGCACAACGAGTCCGGTCTTGTTCCCGTAGTAGTAGTTTGTCACCGTGTCCCGGCAGTCGTAGAAGTCACCCTCGACGTTCATCGTGATGATGTCCGCGTTCAAGGTAGTTCCATTCCGCTGCATCATGCCGAAATACTCGAACAGCTTCGCGTACCCGTCTATATTGCAGCCAGACCCCTTCCGCTCATTGATGTACTGAGGGAAGTAGATTGCCGGTGTGATCCCCGATGGAAGGGTGTACGATGTCCCCGCCGTCGAGTAGTCAACGTTCGTAATCATGCTCAACACGACGAGTTGAGGTGTCGCACCGTCGAACATGACGTTCCCACTTGCGTCATAGACCCTGATGCCGTAACTGGTTGAGGCATTGACGTAGGGGCCAACCTCGAAGGCGAATGCCTCTGGCAGAACCGGAAGGGTGCCATTGAACCCCGCCAAACCCCTGTAGTACAACCTCGCGTACATATTCGGTGCCACACCGGAAAGCGTCGGCTTCCCGTAGTACCAGTAGTCCGTCGAAGTCGAAGACGGGATTGTCCAAAACACGACCGTAGAGTGGTTAGCACTTGTCGGTGTGTAGGAGATTGTCGCCGTGTTGCAGTACCACGAGTATTGCGTCGAGACAGTCGTCGTGGTATCGTACTTGCTTGGTGTCTGTCCGGTCAGCGTCAGTTTGCCCAGGAACCGAGCATTCGGGTAGATCGTGGACACGACCCGTTGCCCAAGGTCATTCACTGCGTTGATGCCGTAGCTTCCCTCAGTTGTCGCGTTGGCGTAGAGGTACAATGTCGTGTTCCGGGACGATTGGTAAGCTGCCTTCGCATACGTGAAGGTCAAGCGGCTTGCCCCGCCGTTGTTCGAGATTGCCCATGTGTGAACTCCTTCTCCGACTTGGAGGGCGTACAACCCTCCAAACGGCACGTTGGCGTAGTCGAGGACTTGCGTTCCAGACGTGATGGAGCATACCACGACACCGACGAATACAGCCCCCAACGCTGTTGCCAGCGTGAGGGCCGATCCAGAGGCCGGTGTACACTTCAGACCGTAGTCAACACTCACAGCAAGTACCCGATCTTCACACGCAGAGCATTCGAGGTGTCATACACATAGATTTTGTTGTCCATGATTTCGACTCGTCCTCCAGATGTTGCAGTCCGCAGCGTGCCGATTGTCGCCGACAGTGCAGACAGGTTTGTGATAGTCGCCGTGTTGATCTGCGCCAGACCGATTGCAGCCGAAGCGAAGAACGTCGAGATGTTTCCACTGTTGAACTGCCCAGACAGGTTTGTGCCAATGACAGCACCGTACATGCCAGAGAGTTCAGGCTTCAACTCGATGCCCCCGTATGTCACAGACCCGGTAAACGCTCCCGTGGCAAAGCCAGTCCACGAAGCCATGAGGTACACCCGGACTCCGTAGATTTGCTGCCCAGCGCCAACGCGGGCAATGAACGGCACCCGTTGCCACGATCCAGTAGACGACGATGCTGGGACAACTTGTGTATCGACATACGTTGACAAGTCCGCCGCAGTGTAGACCCGAATCAGCGCCCCGGGCTTGCCAGACGTTACACTGTGCAAGTACAGGTCGATGCTTCCGGTGAAGAAGCTGTCTGCCGGGAGCGGTGCAGTCCACGAGATAATCCCTGCAAATCCGGCGTTCACCCCTGTAGTCGTGTATCGACAACCCCACTGCCCGTTCCGGTTGATAGCTGTCTCTCGTGTCGGGGCTGTGCCCGCCCAAGAGCCCCAACCAGTCGGATAGGCGTCAGCGGTAGGCCACAGCACAAGCGACGGGTTCAGACCGTACTGCGATGCAATGTCAGCCGAGTACATCTTGTCCAGGGGCTGACCAGCCACCATCGACCAGTCCAGGGCGCTGCCAGCGGCCAGGATGACGTTTCCAAGAGCATCCTTGATGCTCAGGCCACGGCTGTCGATCCTGTCAGCAGCGATGCCACCGACGACGATGAGCGCACTGTCCGTCAACTCTTCGATGCGGATGTCCTGGGCTTCCATGTAGCCCGCTGTACCTGTGTGGTTCACAAGCACCATCGGGGACACGAAAGGTGTCGTCGCCGTCCACGTCGCAGCGTACTCTGTCCAGCTTGTCGGGACAGTGGACACGCCTTCGATGCCGATGGTGACTTCACCGTAAGCTCCGGTACGCGCAGTACCTGTGTCAAGCCGGATGTACAGCGTGCCGTTTGCTGTGGCACTCTTCCGCACCTTTGCGGAGATGCGGTACTGCTTGCCAACAGTCACAGGGACGCGGAACGCTCCCCGGGCGCTGGCGTTGCTGCCAGTCGGAGAACGCAGCGTTGTCCCGCCTGCAATGCCATCCGTCACTGTCGCCTGCGTCGGGAGCACGCCCCAGTTCGAGACTTGCCACGCATTGATGTCAGTGTAGTTGGAGTCGATCCAGACGTTGTTGCCACCGCCGCTGTTCAGCGTCAGCGCCTTCGCGCCGACTGTGCCGCTGACGAGCAGGTTGCCATCGACCACCGCGTTGATGATCGTCCAGGAGCTACCAGTCCAGAACCGCGTCTGCGAGAAGTTCACAGCGTTGTTGAACTCGCACACGATGTCGTTGATGACCGGGCCACCATCGGTGGATGCCGCTGTGGTAGCTGTCGAGTCGCTCCAAGTGGAGCCAGCGATAGCCACGTAGAACGTCCGAGAGCCTCGCTGGCCGTTCGACCCGTTGCTTCCGTTCGCACCCTGTGCGCCCTGCTTCGAGCGCGCAATGGTGTAGGACTTGTCAACCGTCACGCCCTTGTAGACCGCCCGCAGCGTGGCATTGCCTTGATCGGCAGTCGTGCCAGTGACGGTGTACACACCCGTCGCCGCAATCGAGATGCTGACGCCAGACGAGGACTGCACGCTGTACGTGACAGCCGCGTTGCCGGTCATGTCAGTCAGGCCATCAAAGACCTTGAACGTCCCGCCCGCAGCAGTGTACGTGCCACCGGAGCCGTCCGCAGCGGTCGCCACAGTGTACGCTTCGTTTGTCAGGTAGCCGATGACGTTCGATGCGCCGTCCTTCAACCGGACGAGCGTCGTGTTGTCGGTCAGGCCGTCCCAAGTGACCGTCACGATGGCGTACTGCGCCGCTCCAAAGGCCGCTAGGTCGATTGTTCGAGTCGTCCCAGTGCCAGAGAGTGTCAGCGTGCCAATGGACGTTCCAGAGGCGTTGTAGCCCGTTGCCGAGAACGTCGGGGAACCCGACAGGTTCTGGCTTGCGGCAAACAGCGTGATGATCTGCGTCGAAGGCACCGCCACACCGTCACCGTTGAACGTGAAGGACTGAGCCGACACGTTCATGACGAGTTGCTTGGCAGTAGCACCGTTGACGCCAGCCTTGGCCTTGGCAATCGACATCACCTTGTCGATGACTGTCGAGCCGAAGGTGCAGCGGATCGTCAGCGTTGTGATGTCCTTCGCTGTCGGGTAGCCGCCCGTGATGCTGTACGTTCCTGCCCCTGCACCGGAGCCAGTCAGGCTCACAGTCAGGGAGTCAGGGTTGCCCCCAGCGGGGATCGTGAACGTGCAGACGGACGTGACATCCGTCGAACCTTGGTACACCTTGAAGTTGCCATTGCAACCGGCGTAGCTTGTGACATTGCCGAGATAGTCAGCAGGAAGCGAGAAGTTCTCGTTCGTGAGAAGACCCGTCACCGAGTCGATGCCTTCTCGCACCTTGATGATCGTCAGGTCATCTGTGTAGGTCTTCCCGTCCTGAGTCAGAGTCAGGCGGAAAGTCACCACGTCCGAGGTCTGCTGATCCGGGGTGTATGTGAACACCCCAGCAGTAAGGACTGGCGTCACCGACATTGTACCTGAAATCAGGCTCAGGGTCGGAGTTGCAGTCAGGTTTCGGACGTTGGCAGTGAGCGTTACGCTCGAAGGTGTAGTCGAGCCAGACTTGGGAATCTGGAAGACTTGCGTCGTGGACGAGAGCCAGATTTGCTTCGTGCCATCGACAACGATGCCAAGACCAGTGACGTTATCCTGACTGATCTGGATGTTAGAGTTCATCTGGACGCCCAGCACCCGAGGGGTTGTCGCCAGAATTTGAACGTCGCGGGTATTGACAACCGTTGCCATTTACACAAGTACCTCGAAATCTACGTGCGGACTGAGCAAGTCCACAGAAATTGAAACGATCTGCCCTGTGACGCCACCGCTCAAGCCGAACCGGCTGTGGGTCAGCGTCTGTGGCGCACCGAGAGTCTCGTACAGGAGGTGATAGAACCCCGTGTACTTGATGATCTTCCGTTGCGTGCTGAACATGCCCAACCGACGCTGCGCTTCAGCCAGCGCGTCAGCAGCCGTCAGAAGGTACGTCTCGATCATCGTCGGGTCGGTGTACAGGTTGTAGTTCGTTACTGCTGCACTGTCAGTGGCTGTTTGCGTCAACCACTCTTCGGCGTACAGCGACACATGCTCGGGGACGATGCCAGTTGTCAGCCCCGTCTGGACTGTCCAGTTCTTGCAGTACCCGATCTTCACCGACGCAACGACTGGTGCCAACTGCTTGATTTCGAGCGAGCGGTCAACCATGTCCGTACTCTTGACAGCCGTACCGGCAGACGCCTGCGGCAAGTTCAACTCGACCGCACCGACCTTGCCAGCCGTTGTGACGTACAGCCGCCCGCCAGAAGACGAGAGCAGCTTGTTGCACACGTCAAGAACGTTCTGCCGGTCGCTCAGGTAGAACCCGACAGGTTGCATGTTCTGAAGACCATATTGTACCATGACATCCCTGTCAAAGTCAAGGTCTGTGAAGCGTTGAGTTGCATTTCCATAGGTTTCGGTGATGTACCGGATGATGTCCACCACGTTGTTGCGGTACACGGGGCCGGTGAGAGCCTCGTTGTTCGGTCCAGGGAGCACAGGCCATGTACCCACAGCCGCAAACGGAGATGCCAAATATGCGTACACCGTCGAAGCATCCCCTGCAAAGTTGGCAACGCCAGCCGAAGAATAGGTCTTCGCCCGGAACCTGCGCGTGGGAGACGTAGAATCCGGCGCGCAAATCATTGTGATTGCCCACCAGCCGCCACTCAGCTTCGTCGCGTAGGCTGCTGTGATAGTCCCGCCTGCCGTGGTCATCGCCGAATCCACCGACACCGTGAAGTCCCCGTTGGAGAATTGCAGCACGCCGGTAGCTGTCGCAGAGGATTCAAGGCCCTGGACAAACACCTCGAACTTCGTCGCCGCCCCAGCCTTCACGAACACCTGATGGACCGTGGTCGCACCCGGGGTCACAGTGACATCGGACCTGACGAAGTGCTGCCCACTTGTCGCGTTAGGGACCATTGCGTAGACACTGGACCCAAGGTACGGAGCCCCTGCGGAAGTCGTGACACTGATAGATGTCAAGTTCGTCTGCACCCAGGGGGCTGCGGACAAGTCCATCGCAGTGAGAAGCCTTTGGCTGCTTGGGATCAGTGCCCCCTGGACGCTGCACGTCACGGTGCCTGCCGGGTTCGCCGAGAGGCGGAACTTTCCGGTAGCAGGGGTTTGGCTGAAGGCCACCGGCACACCATTGTCGCGGACCTCGATCACACCCTCGATTGCACCTTGATGCACTTGGTACTCGTTGACCGTCGCATCGACAAGGACAGGCGTGATGTTGTGGCACTCACCGAAGCACAGCGGAAGGAGTGATTCTGCTTGCGCACCAGTCCCGCCAACCTTGACTTCTGTCACCGGGTTGTTCAGACGCTGGAGCATGTCACTCAGCTTGATGTTGATGCGATCACGCTTGCGCGTGTCAATGCCAGTCGTGACGCCAGAGAAGGCGACACGAAAGTCTGCCCGGGGCCACGACGGGTCGCCCAGGTAGAAGGTGATCGGGCGGTTGACCCAGAAGTCGCCCAGCCACGAGTCCATCGAGCCATCGGTGTTGATGAGTTCGATGTCTCCAAACGACAAAGAAGCCTGTCCATCAAGGGACAGGCTCTTCGTGAACTTGATGCCGCCAGTGATCCTTGCCGAGTACGGGGTATGCGCCGGGACATCGGATGCCCCGGTGACATAGGTCTTGTTCGACAGGTAGCGGGTTGCTGTCCCGCCGCCTGCCAAACCGACCGTGACTTCGACAAGGACGCAGCGCACCGCATTCTGGTCTTTCAACCAAGCGGTGTATTGTGCGTCCGAGATAGTCATGCTAGAGTAGCTTTCGCCCTTTCTGCGTAGTTGGAAACAGAGGCCGCATCTCGCGTACCTTCCACGACAGCCTGAGCGTTGCGCTCATTGGCATCGTAGTTGGCAGCGATCAGTTGCCCAGTTTGTTCACGTTGGCCTTCACGGAGATTCTTCACCTCTTCGCGCAGCATCTTGATTTCCTCGACCAGCGCCACCGACGAACCGCTGCCGTATTGGCTGTAATCCATCGTCTGATACGCCTTGTTCTCGGATGCCGTCAGCACCGCTTCGCCCTTGTGGAGTTCTGCGATGTAGCCGTCAAACGGAACGTAGTCAAGTCCGTTTCGGTGCGAGCCGTCAATCGGTGTCATGATCGTCTTGCCGTCTTGCCCAGTCTCGGAGACAAAGCCCCCGGCCAGGAGTGCGTTCAAGGCGTCAATCGCTTGAGTGACCGTCAGGACACTTTCGTTGACCGTGATGATGCCATCGACTTGCTTGTTCAGCGCATCGAGTTGCTGTTCTGCAACAGTCGCCTTGCCTGCCGCCACATCTTCAAGCATCGCAGTAGCATCCAGCACACGTTGGAAGTCCGACGTGTACTGCGTGCCCGACGCATTCATTTCGCGGCTTGCTTGCAGGTACGCCTGCGCGACAGTCTCGAAGTCGGCCAGGGCGTTTGTGTCCCCAGCTTGCGCCTTCGCCAGCACCTCTTCAAAGTGGGCCTTCTCTGCCGCGTACTTTCCGGCAACGTCCAGGGTGGACAGATCGCCAGTCAGCAGCGTCGTGCGGAAGTCGTGCAGCGAGCTAGCGAACTCAAGGAACTTGTCCTTCACGTCCGTCAGTGCTTGCGATTCCCGCTCATACGCATCCGTCACAGCTTGCCGGGCGTCCGCGACCTTCGTCTCGTAAGCGTCCGCAATCTCAGCGAATGCGCCAGACAGTCCCATCAACTTCACAGCCAGTTCTTGACCGCTCGTGCCAGAGGCCGACAGCGTTTCAATCAGGCTACGGAAGTCCGCCTTCGACGCAGGCATTGCCACACCCAGCTTGTCGAACTCCTTGCGGAGTGCCGAAGCCTTCATGGCGTTCTGTTCGTCGGCAGTGAAGAAGTTCGACGTGTAGGCGTCGATAGCGTCCTTCAGAGCGTCAAGGCCCCCAGCAGCACGAATCAGGTCACGAGACACGTCATCTGCGATTCGCAGCCCTTGCAGGCTTGTACGCACGCCGACGAGAGCCTTGTAGGTGTCAGCGATGTCGCCAGCTTCGCCCGAGAGCGTTGCAACGATTTCGCCAACTCCTGTGCCAGCTTCAGCCACCAGAATCGACTGACGCACCAGTTCCGCCCCGACATCCCCCGCAGTGTTTGCGATGGCGCCGATACCGACCGAAGTCAGTCCGAGCTTCTCCAGTTCGTAGTCCGCAGTCTCAACGCCAGACGCAACACGCACTGCTGTCTCCAGCAGTCCTTCGCCCGCCTTCTGGAACTTCTCCACAGACGGGAGCGCCAGCGAGGTCAGGTTGTCGCCAATGGCGCTGAAGACAGCTTCAAGCTGCTTCTGAATCTCTTCACCAGTCAGGCCCTTCAGGCTGATCTTTCCGATGTCGATGTTCGCCGCTTCGAGCTTCGCACGCAGAGCGTCCCCGCTAAAGCCCAGCACCTCCCCAGCTTGCACCAGTGTATCCACCATGCCGCCAACGATGTTGCCGAACTCCTTGCTCACTGTGGGGTCAAGATCGCTGTACTTTGTCGAGGTCTTGTCCGAATACGTGATCCAGAAAGCCTTCTTCTTGGTCTGAACGTCTTGGTATCCCTTCAGGTCGAAGCCGTTGTTCACGATGTCACCGACCGACTGGTTAGAGCCAGCGATGCCCGAGTCCTTCAGCGATGTCGAAGAGCCGAAACCGAGAACCTTGCTGATCGCACCACCCAGGAGGTAGTGATCCAGCAGGCCCACGACGCCGCCAACGACAGCAGCTTGCAGTGCGCTTGCGCCTGTCTTGCTTGCCTCGAAGTCCCGTCCGGTGACACCTTGCGAACGGATGACGCCGCTTGTTGCACCAGTCAGATTGTACTCGATGGCTTGCAGGGAAGTCAACATCCCAGACGAGTACCGCAGGGCGATGTCGCTGTTTGCCGACAGGCGTTCCAGGGACTTGCTAATCGACTCCGACTTCGCGCTCGCATCGCCCAGGACAGTGCCCGTGCCTTGAGACGCTTGTCGTTGCTTCGCAACATCTGCCCCGCCGCTGACGCCACCGACAGCGAAGCCGAGAGCAGCCATGACAGCAGCCATCGCTGCCATCCGTGCCCAGGCTGTGTACGGGTCGCCCTTGGCTTGGTTCGCCACGCCCGCAGCAGCAGACGCAGTGCCTTCCATCATCGACGCCGATGCCGACACAGTAGCCGCTGCCACGTCAGACGCAGCCTTGGTAGTGTTGGCAGTGACAGTCGCCGCTGTGGACGCTTCCAGCAGACCAATCTCTTGCAGGAAGGACTTCATGTTCATCGCCATCTGGAAGAGGCGGAACGTCTTTTCGGCAGCTTCCAGGGCCTTGTAGCCACGGGAGCCTTCCTCGAAGAAGCCCTTTGCCGCACCCGCCATGTCAGCGTAGGATGCGAGGCGCGATTGAGTCTCTTCGTCAATCAGTCGCTCCGTCATCTTCGCCCGCTTGGTCGGGTCAGTTTCCTTGTTGACGAGTTCCCAGCCCTTCTTGATCTTGCTCTGACGTGCTTCGTACTTGTCGAACGAGTTCATCATCTGGCCCAGGGCCTTACCGACGTTCCCGAACCCTTCAGCCAGCACGTCTCCGAACTTCTCAGCCTTCTTCGGGTCGAACAGCTTGTCGAACTCGTCCGAGACTTGCATCGCGCCGAGCTTCGCTGTCGCATCTGCGATGCGCTCCCGTGCGACGATTTCACGTCCGAGCAGTGCCAGACGCGCTTCCATCTCGGGGGTGCGTTGCCCGTCGCTTGTCGCGTCGAGTTCTGCATACCGGCGCTTCGCTTCCGCCAGGGCCAGGGCCTCGACAGCACCCTTTGCCATGCCGTAGGTAGCAACCTGTTGTTCGAGCTTCAGGGCTTCTTCTTCGAGCCCGTGAGTCGTCTGCGACTGCTGATCCACGAGAGCCTGGGAGAGCTTGAGAGCTTCCTGGGTCTTGCGATTTTGCAGATCAAGCGTTTCGACTTCACGCGCACGCGCCAGGAGCTTCTGAGCGTGTTCGAGTGCTGCACCCTTGATGCCCTTGTCTGTGAGCGTGTTCAGATGCTCTTGCAGTGCAATGACAGTCTTGGTGGCCGGGGAGAGCTTGTCCGCGTCAGCACCGAACTTCTCCAGCCGCTGCCGCAGTTGGACCTGTTCTTCGTACTTGGCGTTCAGGTCTTCCATCGCCTTCGTGAACTTTTCGAGTTCAGCCTTCGCCGCCTTCTCTGCCGCCGTGTCAGGCCGCTTCTTCGGGTTCTTGCTGGCGTTCCACGCTTCCTCGTCCATGACGCTGATAGGCTTGACTGTCGCCGTCGCCTTCTTCAGATCGTTCACGCCGTTCAGCAGGTTGTCCAGTTCCCCACGTCCGTTGCGCAGCCCTTCAGTCCAGCCGTCCGCCATGTTGCGGTACTTCTGGATGAAGCCGTCGATGGCACTGACGACATCCTTGCTGTCGCTCGCAGTGAACCGGGCGTTTGCAGCAGCATCACGCAGCCCTTCGGCCAGATCGTGCATACCGGCATTATCCGCGCCCTTGGCGAGAAACGAGAAGAAGTCCGCGAACTTCTCTTCCAGTTTGCCCACCAGTTCGAGGCCCTTCGTGATCGGCCACAGGACGACTTGAGCGATGTCCAGACCGACATGCACGAACGCAGCAGCCAGGGCCTTCACGACATCGACAGTAGCCGCCACGACAGCACGCACGCCAAAGATGCCAGCGGCAAGCACGCTAGTCTGTTCACCAGCACCGCCGATCACACCGACCATCTCGAAGAACTGCCCGACCAGACGCCAGACATCCTTCCCGAGTCCGACAACCTGATCCCAGATTTGGCCCAGCTTGTCCTTGTTCTCGCTCACCCACTTCATCACGGTGATGAAGCTTTCGCCGAGCCCACGGGCCACGGCAGGGATCATGTCCTCGATGACCCGCAGGGCCTTGGACAACTCTTGGTTGAACCCAGTGTCCTGACCCATCTCGCCGACAGCCTTCGTCCAGGCGTTGCTCAGGCGCTGCATCGCGCCCTCGAACGTCAGGGGCAGCTTGTCGAACTGTTCACGCCACTCAGGCAGGAACTTCTGGATCGCTTCACCAACCGTCTGCATCGACAGCTTGCCTTCGGAACCCATCTTCTTGAGTTCCCACGACGCCTTGCCTGTGTACTTCTCCAGCGCACGCATGAGGACGGAACCGTTCTCAGCGACAGCGTTGAATTCTGCACCGTTCAGGACGCCAGACGAGAACGACTGCGACAGTTGCAGCATGACGGACGAAGCTTCAGCCCCGTTCGCACCACCCAGTTGCAGGGCTGTGGCAATGCCTTCAACCATGTCCTTCGCGTACCCGCTGTCCTTGCCCATCCGTTGCACGGCAGGAGCCAGACGATTGTACAGCTTCACGCTGTCTTCGAGAGGCACGCGCAGGCGTTGCGACAGGTCGAACATCTGCTGTTGCGCCACTTGGGCGTTGTGCAGGCTTCCCGTGGCGTTGCTCAGGCGGGCAGACATCATCTGCCAAGAGTCGGCTTGCTTGACGATAGACGTGGCAAAATTGACGCTAGCGTAGGCCAGCGCCGCAGTTGTCATCGCCTTCAGAGTCGTCAGCGCCGTCCCGGAGTGCGTGCTGTACTCACGCTTCGCAGCAGCCGCCTTGTTGGTCGCAGCCGTGGCCTTGTCCAGTTCAGGAGACAGGGCCGCGAGGTTCTTGCCCAGGGTGTTGACATTGCCGTTCAGCATCGTCAGCGTCACGGCAAGCTGCGACATGGCAGAGTTCCACGCCTGGGCAGAGCCCGTGGCGTTCACCGTCACCATCTTAGCGAGAGAGTCAGTCAGCTTGGTGACAGTGCGTTCAGCCTTGTCAGCCGCACCAACCAGACCCCCACGACCGTTTCCGCCGTCCAGGGCCTTCCGGGCCGCGTCGATGCCTTGCGACTCAACGATGATCCCCAGCTTGGAGACATCCATTGTCATTTGACACTTCCTTTTCTGTTACACGTATCAGCCCTTCTTGACACGCTTGCCAAGAATAGACATGATCTTGTTTTGAACCGCTTCGCGGTCAACGTCTTCGCGTGCAGGGGCAAACGGCGCTGGACAGTTCTTGTCCTTCGCAGTCACCAGCCCGGAGACGTATTCCTCGCTCAACTCTCTGATCGTGAGCCTCTCCCACAGAGGGAGGTCGCGGCACGTCATCCGCATCCACGCTTCGATTTCGAGCCAAGAAAGAGGAACAGGCCCCATGCCGTTCGTAGACATGAGGCCAGCTTCGTGAAGGAGCCCAACAACGTATGTCGCGTTGTGGTCGCCTTCTATGTCTGGAAGCTCAAGGCTTGGATGCTCTGCATCCGCTTCCTTGAATGAGGCCAGCCTGGACTTCTTCGCGCCTTCAGGTGTAGCGTGCAGCCACGCGAGGTGGCGCACGTACAGCTTCAGACGGTCAGTTACGCCGACAAAAAATTGCCGCGATCCCCCAGGGCCTCATCGACCTGATCCTTCACCCACGAGAAGCGCGGGTCGGCGTACAGCTTCTTGAAGCTGGCCGCGATGGCTTCGGGCTCGCCCACGCCGACATCAGCGCCATCGACGGACAGGTTCTTCGCGCCAGCGGAGCAGGCGGTCAGCAGGGTGATCGACTCTTCGGTCATCACTTCGACCGAGGGCTTCTCCTTGCGGGCATTGCGGCGCAGGGCGCGTTGCTGCATGGCTTGCAGGGCGTTGCGGTACTGCTTCGACGCGGTGCCGTACAGGGTGATGCTGACGGGCTCTTGCTCTCCTGCCTTGTTCTTGACGGTCAGGTCATCGCCGGTGATCGGATGCTTCAGCGTCAGGTCGAAGGTGTCCTTCAGGGCGAGGCCGATGGCAGCGAGGTCGAGAGATTGGGTCATGGTGTATCCTTTCGTGCTTGTGTGGTGGACGAATGTTGTTGAAGGCTCTAGTGTACCCCAGAGTCGAAAAAAGCGCAAGGGGCTTTCGCCCACTTGCGCACTCTCATTGCTGAGATTAGACTTCCAGCACGTCGCCGGTCAGTTCGATCACGCAGGAAGCTGCGGTGATCTGGTCGCTCTGGCCCACGTTCGTCTTGAACGAAGTCACCAGACCCGTGAAGTACAGCTTCTTGCCGTTTTGCAGCGTGACGCGGCACGAAACGGAAGTGTCTGCCGCCAGGGCGGTTGTCAGAGCGGTCTGGCCTGCGTCGGTGTAGTCACGACCGAATTGCAGAGTCACCGCGCCAGCGTCGTAGGAGCCCTTCAGCTTCTGCACGCGACGGACGGCGATGGAGTTGTGGTTCACCAGGGCGTACTCGTGTCCCACCTCGCCCATGTCGGTCACTTCGCCGACAGAGGTGAAGGAGAGGGCGTTGAAGCCCGCAGCGTTGTAGGTGCCAGGGGCAGTTGCGGTCACACCGAAGGTGGAACCGGCAGTGGTCATCACAGCCATTTGTGTATCCTTTCAGGGAATCAGTTGTAGAGAGCAGCCACAACGCCAGTGCCGTTCGTCACGGTCACAACGCCTGTGCCTGTCAGGAAGGCCCAGATGTCGTCAAGTTCGACAACAGTCCAGCCGTTTGCGGGGACTGCGATGACCTTGCCACCAGCAGTCGAGAGAGTGCCACCGTAGCCGTCCGGGGACAGTGTGGTAGGCGCTGTGCCAACCAGCGTCACGTTGACGATGGCAGCGGTTGTGTTGTAGAGGTGCAGGTTCTGGTTGCTGCCTTGCACGAAGGTCAGCGTGTCAGAAGCTGTCAGGGTTGTCCGGGTCAGGTTGACGGGGCCGTTCGAGCCCTTGCCATCGACGCCAGTGTTTTGAGCAATGACTGCCATTGTTTCTGTCTTTCAGGTTAGTTGTACAACGCAACCATGAGGCCGTTTCCCCCGGTTGCCGAGCACAGGCCGCTACCTGCTAGGTAGGGCCAGATGTCATCGAGGTCGAGAATTGTCCAACCGTTCGCAGGAACGGTGATCGACTTCCCAGCAGACGTGTCTACTGGAGCCCCGAATCCGTCCGGTGTGAACGGGACCGGCGCAGAGCCGACAAACGTCACGGTCTTGTCGTTTGCAGTCGTGTTGTACGCTGCAAACACTTGCCGGGTTCCGGGGTAGTACGTGAACGTGTCAGCGATGTTGTTCTTCGCTGTCAACGTGAGGTTCACCGGAGCTTTGGACAGCCTCGCATCGAAAGTCTGAACGATTACTGCCACTTCAAACCTTACGAGTCGTATCGGTAGTTGACTAGCACCGGAACTGCTACCCAGCCAGACGTATCATTCAACGCCCCACCAGTAGAAACCCCGGTGATTGTGAGTTTCGGGTACTTCGGGTCTTTCAACGCCGATGGGAACCCTGCCATGATAGAGTCGCTGACCGACTCAGAAGCCCTCATGCCTAGGCCCGTCTGTTGCCAGACGTTGATTTGGAACATTCCGATGAATGTCTTGCCTTGCGCCCGAGTCTCGCGGTCGAAGGTCGCAGACGGAATCATGAAGCACTCCAGCCACACACCAGACGTGGGCTTGTCAAAAGCCGCGTTCTGAAATGCGATTGGAGGGACTGGATTCACTGTCGAAGCGATACGCTTCAGCCGGGTTTCAAGCGCAACGCGAATTACAGCGTTGCTCACTTGTATTTTGCCCCTATGATCTGAATGGCTTTTGCGACCATCCGGTACGGGCCGATCTTCCCAGACCAGCCATCCTCGACAGGCCATCCAAGGGCTTCTGCGCGGTAGGCGTACTCGACGTTGTTCGCCAACGTCACAGCGCCGTCCCTGCCATTGAAGGCGTAACCGTCAAGTTTGTCGATGCGCGCCCGGCTTGCGTAACCGTCCCCGCCCGTGTCATACTCGGGGCCTAGCTCTGAAGAGAAGTTCCGACCCTCTGCTGGATACCACTGGTTGACCAGATAGCCTTCAGCATACGGGCCTGGGTGCGACGGGCTTGGCGTCAGGTCAACGACCTTCGTGAAAAGCTCCCTGGCGATGGCGTAGCACTTAGAATTTACCCGGGCCATGAGGCGGCGGGAGTTGAGTCGCAAAGAGTTTGCGAAACCCATGTTCTATCCTTTCAGGATTGTACCACGTCGCAGCCAGCTTGTCAAGAGGTTATCGACGGACGTACAGGAAAAAGACCACCGGATCGGTCATCGTCGGGTTCACCTCTTTGAAGGTGACGACCGTGTACGTGACGCCACCGACGACCACCTTGTCAGCCCCGGGGTTGACGGAAATCGCAGCACCACCCGTCTTCTGCGGAGGGATCATGTAGACTTCCTTGTCTCCCGCCAAGACTTCTGTGCCATACTTCAGGCTCAGTCCGTTGCTTTGGAGCGTCAGGTCGAGAACCGCAAGCTTGACAGTCTGCGGAGTCGATGCAGGAACGACAGTCCCAGTCTCGGGATCGTAGCTGCCCTTCGAGACGGAGATGTACGTCCCCGTCGTCCCCATCTCCGACACAAGCTCAAGGGCTGCTGCATCAAAGTCAGGAAGGGTCATAGAGGATCACCGTTGGAGTTCGTTGCAGCGGAAGCACAACAGCCCCAGGGGTGTAGCCAGCAGCCCAGTCTTCCATGAAGGTCTGGAGCGGATGGTCTTGATCCCGTTCACCGACGTATGGCACAGGTGCCACAGCAGCGAGGTGGGGATTCAGCACCGTCATCTGGAGGAACTTGACGTAGTTGTCGAATTGCTCCGACGACCACGTTTCGATCTGGGCCAGCTTCTTGTGAGTCTTCGCTGTCAGCGTTGCCAGGATGTACTGCGCACAGAGCGAGGCTGCACGCGGCACGTTGTTGTTGCAGTCAGTCAGGGTTGCCGTGATGACGGAATCGGGGAGGATCGGGATGTCCGACCAGTCTCCGATCCGCAGACGCACCTTGCCGAGAGCGGTTGCGGGATCAAGTGCCATTCTACACCTTATGCGTAGTCGATGTCAAGGATCACGTCACCGGCTGCAACAGCCGTGTTGTCGGAATCCGCAGCACCTGCCACAATGGCAACACCGATGCCAGCGGAGAAGTACGAACCCGCTGCGAAGTTGAAGGAGACGGAGCCGCTCGCGGGCACCTTGACTGCCCGGACAGGAACGTCAGTGCCAGGGGCGGGCGGGGTGGCCTTGTTGTACAGCTTCACCCAGCGGTCAGACGCCACTGTGTTCGCCAGCGTGATCGACCAGACGCGACCTGCGGACGCCTTGACCACAGCAGCGTTGTTGCTTGCAGCCGAAGTGACGTGGTACGTCGAGGACGGGGCGTAGACTGCGTTGCCTGCGGAGTCGATTGCGACCACTGCGGGGGCGAACTGCGCACCAGCGTTGAAAGTGAATGTCTTCTCGATCATGAGAACCCTTTCAGTAGAAAAGCCCCTCCCCAGGAGGGAGGGGCATCAACCGAAGAGCCCGAAGGCTCAGTCGATTAGTTCGATGTGGTGAATTCCACGATCAGCGCAGGGCGCAGGAGAGCGTTCACGAAGTTCGACTCGCTTTCGAGTTCGATCTTGGTGCCCTTCTGGTCAGCGTTCTCGAACACGTAGACCTGTTCGCCCAGGGTGTTCACCAGACCGAAGCGGTTGGCGGGGCTGAAGTAGGTCTTGAAGGTGTTCGATGTGCCCAGCGGAACCATGTACGCCTTGCCCACCGGGATCAGGCGGTTGCCTGCGTAGGTGTCGCGCATTTCCACGAAGCGGGTGCCACCGAACTCGAACTCACGGTGCAGCGCGTTCGCGCCACCCAGCCGCTCGCGCAGCGGGTTCATGCCGCTTTGTTGGTAGTATTGGTAGGCGACCTTCACCGAGGGGTGAGCGATCAGCTTGGCGAAGAATTCCGGCGAGGTCAGGACGACGGTGCCGCTCACGGTTTCGCCGAAGGCGTTGTCCGCGATCTGGGCCAGACCGGCTTCGATCTTGGCGATCACTTCCGTTGTCGAGGTGCCCAGCGTGAAGTCCACCGACAGGCGGGTCACGCCGAATTCAGTGTTCCAGTTCTGCGACACGGTGCCGTTCGGAGCGTACACGGTGGCAGCGGTGATCGCTTGCGCACGGGCGTACTCCAGGGTCCAGGCGTGGTTCTGGCGGATGCGTTCCAGCTTGCGGGCGCGGACAGCTTCCAGGGTTTCGACGCCTTGCGAGCCGTAGGCACGCTTGCCTTGCAGGTCTTGCGGGCTGATGTAGTCGTCGTGCGGGAAGTGAGGCACGGCGAAGGTGTGCAGCTTGCGGCTGGCGTCCTTGCCTTGCGTTCCACGATCACCGCGCACGCGGTCCACCAGCAGGGCGCCATCCTTGATGGTTTCCTCGAACACAACGACGTGTTCAGCGATGGCTTCCGTTTGGAAGATGCCCAGTTGGCCGATGGTGCCCCACTGGTTCGGGATGACGTTGACTTCTTCGGTCCAGTCTTGGACTTCAAAGCCGCTGTTGAACGAACGAACGATCATGCTATGATCCTTTCTGTGTTTGGTTCAGCCGGTCGATTAGACGGCGGTTTCCACGATCATCTGCGGGTTGATCGCAGCGAAAGCGGTCTTGACAGCAGCCAGCGTGATGCCGGTGCCCAGTTGCAGGCCAGCGTCGGCGAAGATCACCGGGCCGCGAGTGATGGCGACTGCCTTGGTGTCGGTGGCAGCAGCCACAGCGAGGTCGCCGCTCAGGCCCATGCCGTCAGCGATGTACACGCCAGCCGGGGTCTGCGAGCCGTCAGCCGAAGCCGAGAGAGCCAGACGGTACTTGCCCGAGGCAGTGATCTTGCCCAGCACGGCGCCGACCTTGTACGTCTGCGCGGTGGGGTCATTGATGACCACCGATTCACGGGTGTAGCCCAGGGCAGGCTCGAATTCGTACTTGACGACGCCGCTCAGGCGAGTCGATTCTGTTGCGAGAACAGTCATTTCGTTTCCTTTTCAGGTGGGATCAGTTGGCGTTGCCGTACTTGGCACGCAGGATTTGCATTTCCTTCGACGGGCCAGCCGCAGCCGCAGCCGGGTCAGCGTCGAGGTCAGCACCTTGCTCTGCGAACATCTTGGACTTGGCTTCCGAGGCGCCAGCGACAGTCATCGCCGACAGCACTGCCTCGAATTGGGCGTCGTCCATGCCGTTCACAGCAGCGAACACAGCGTCTGCACGTTCGGTGCCGACAGCAGCTTCGATCTTGGTCTTGCGGGCTTGCAGCTTCGCAGCAGCTTCCGCTTCGGCCTTCGCAGCAGCTTCCGCTTCAGCGGATTGCAGCTTTGCGGCCAGTTCGTCACGGGCAGCTTCGACTGTCTTCAGTGCGTCCAGGGCTTCAGTCAGCTTCGCGCCGATTTCAGCGATGTCCGACTCAGCAGTTGCACGGAATGCGTCGAACTCCGCTTGGAGTGCCGCCAGGGCTTCAGGTTGGACAGCTTCAGCAGCGGGGGCAGCGCCCCAGCCCTTCAGCAGCCGACCCAGTGTGGATTCAGGCTTCATGTGTTTCCTTTCGCTTGCGCGAGGTATTGCGAGAACTCCTTCGCTGTCATCACGGCATCGCACAGGCCACGCTTCTTCGCTTCAGCAGCGTTGAAGACCTTGGCCTCGAAGCCCTTGATGGCATCGACAGAGAGGTTGGTGTGTGCGCTGACGTGGGCCGCGAACTCGTCGTTCAGTCGGTCAACTTCAGCTTGGATGTCTTCGAGGAACGAGTCCTTGAAAGCACCATCTGCGTCGAACGGAACCTTGTTCTCGCCAGACGTGATGAAGATTCGCTTGAGCCCTGCCTTCTCCATTGCCTTCGATGTGTCCATCAAGGCCACGACGCAGCCGATGGAGCCGAGGTCAGCGGAAGGGTTTGCGATCACCACGTCGCACACGCACAGGAGCGCGTATGCCGCAGAGCAGGCCATCGTGTCGGCGTAGCCGACAAGCTGGACACCGTTTTCATCGCACAGGGAGCGGATGTCGTTCGCAGTCTCGAACACATGGCTCGCTTCACCACCGCCAGACGACGCCCACATGACGATGGTCTTGACACCCGCTTCGATCATGTCTTCCGTCTTGTCAACGAGAGACTGATAGCTTGTGCCGACTTCGCCACACAGCGTCATCACAGGACGGTATGTGAGACTTCCGTCCACGCAGAGGATGCCGATGTCTGGCGTCATGCCGTCGTCGTCATCCTCTTGATCGTCAGGCGCTTCTGCGGGCTCGATCATGTCGAGTCGGAAATCTTGGAGATTCCGGCGCTCGAAGTAGTCAAGCACGACAGACAGGGCCTGCGGCGTGATTAGGTGAGGTGTGTTGTAGACTCGCTGCGACAGCCGGAAGAGGCTGTGAGGTTGCCGCATGTCTTTCCTAGTCAGTGTTGTCAGCGTTGTTCGCGGACGAATCTTGCTGACCGTTCGGGTTCTTGGCAGTCCCGTTTCCGGTGGTGCCAACTTCCATTCCAGCCCCCGCCGCTGACTTGTTGCCAGTCAGGTTGGCGGGCAGGTTGTCTTTGTCCACTTCTTCGTCATCGGGTCGAGGGTCGATGCCCAAGACTGTACGCACACGGTTGAGAACCTCGCGGTCAACTTCGATTGCGCTTGTCGAGAAGATGCGTTGGATCGCCTTGCTGAACTCTTCCAGACTGACTTCCTCAACGTCCTTGTAGCTGAAACGCGCCATGTTGGTTGTGTCCCAGCCATTCATCTCGTACAATGTACGCATGAGATGGCTGTTCAGCACCTCGGCGATTTCCTTGAGCCGGTAGTCGATGGCAAGTGCCAGCACCGAACTCTTGCTCTCAGCCAGGGAGAACGAGCCAGACCCTTCAGAGCCAAGCTTCAGAATGTCAACACTCAACGCAGAGAGGATGTCCCCTTGAAGACGCTTGATGACTGCTTCGGTATCGTACTTCGCCCCACCCTTCGACTCCATGAGGTCATAGGTGAAAAGCGGCAGCTTCGATTCCGGGTCGATCATGTTCGGAACCAGAAGGCCCCGCTGCGTCCCAGCGTTGTAGTTGTCGATGATCGTCTGGAAGGCCGACACGACAGCTTGATCTTCCGGCGAAGCGTTCGGATCAAGGTATCGAGGCGGAATAGCGATCTTCAGGATGCCTTGCACGTCCTTGGCAATTCCAAGAAGCTCTTGGTTTTGCAGCAGAGTCATCTGCTTGAATGCAAGGTAGATGTTCTTGTAGAGCGAAGTCCCCTCGGGGTTGCCCTTTGTCGCACTCGCACTGAACAGCAGGAACTTCTCCCTGTCGATGGTCAGTGTACCGTTCTCGTTCGTCCGGTTTGCGAACCGGGCGGAGTTGGTAGTGTGCTTCAGGCTTTGCTCGACTGCAACGAGGTCTGCGCCATCGTCCGAAAAGACCCACCCGCAGATGGTGTCTTGGCTTCGCGGCGCAAGCTTCTTCAGTCCGACCAGCCCGTCGTTGAACTTGGAACCGTTCCGCTTCAGTCGGCGGCGTAGGACGATTTCGTTGATGGCGAAGCCGTACTCAAGGTACGGGATCACGCTCTCTACGAAGGCGCCCCAGGAGTGTTCCATGTCGTGCATCATCGTTCGGATGATTTCTGCACGTTGCTTGTCAACGTCAGTCGCTTCGACCGGGGGCTCGACATCCCACTGGACGCGGGAAATCATCATCCTGTACACGTTCATCGCAGCACCAACAGTGGGGTTGTTGCGCATCTCGTTGACAGTTCCGATGAAGGCGGGGTAGCGGAAGGCGGCTTGAGCCTCTTCCATGATCCGCTTGTGAGTCACCTTCAGGCCGAGAACGCCTTGCTCCCCCAGTTGGATACGGGGGATCACCATTCCGGGATCAGGCTGAAGGGCTGCTGCGCTGATAGCGTCATCCGACGCTTTGTTGTCAGGCATGTATCACTCCTTCATGTTTTGGAATTATAGCACGTCAACCCACCATCTGTCAAGTACCTACGGTGGGAATCGGGCTACTTTGTTCAAGTTTTGGTACTGCGATGGTCGGAAGCACGACCGACTTGGACAGCGTGTTGAAGGCGTCCGCTGTCGCGTCAACTTGGTCATCCTTCTGCGTCCGAAGACCCTCGAACAGTTCAAGCTCGGTGAACCAAGCCTCGTTCCAGTCTCCACGCACGACGCGGACAAACCCAGCTTCTGCCAGCGTGCAGAACGGTGTGAAGCGGGCAATCTTCCCGCTGTGACCGCTGACCACAACAGACTTGGCTGTGATACCATGCTCCGCTAGTGTGCGCAGTTGGAAGGCGTTCGCCGTCTTTCCGCCAGCACCAGGGTCTTTCGGGATCGTGACCGTCTGGTCTAGCCCGTCGCTCTCGGCTGTCTTGATGACTTCCTTGATGACGCCATCTGACAGTTTTCGGAAGCGGTTCACGTCCTCGACGTAGTAGTACCCGAACTTGTCTCGGGACATCTTGACGCCAGCCGTCCAGTCGGGGTTCGGGTTCGACTCCGATGGAATCGACGCCGCAAAGTCCCAAGAACGGACACGGTTGTACGTGAAGTCTGCCGGTGCGTGGTCAACGACCTCCACCCACTCTCGCCGGAAGAATCCAGAGCCTTCCGCTCGCGCAGTCCACGACCCGTGCAGGTAACGCAACTGGTTGACGCGAGGCTGCGAAAGCAGGTTCGCCAGATACTGCGGGTTGTTCTTCAGCAGGATCGGGTTGTCGTAGATCGTCAGCGGGATGAACCGGAACGACATCGGCAGGAAGTTGATCTTCTTCTCGTCCTCGTGGTAGCGGATGAGGCCCATAGGCTCACCGTAACGCTCCCAGAGGTCATCCTTCGACACCGACGACCAGTAAATCTTGCCGCCGACGTTGATGAAGTACCGCACGATGTCCTCGGTGCCCTCGTTCGGGACGCCTGTGGTTTCATCCAGCGAGTATTTCACCCACTCGTACAGGAAGGAGTCCCGAGAAGGGTTGCACGTCATCGTGACGTTCAGGTGCCCCTTGTAGTCCGCGCCACGAAGACGCGAGGCAAGGAACAGAATCTCTTCCTGCGTGAACTCTGCTGACTCGTCCACGAGGATGTTCGTGGCCTGAAGACCTTGCCACTCGGACAGGTCATCCGGGATGGCAGCAAACTGGATCGTTGCCCCGTTTGGGAACTCCCAGGTCAGCTTCTGAATCTTCGGCACGCCGCCGAAGTGACGGTAGATTTTCTTCGACTCGTCCCACAGACCGCCCGAAATCTTCAACATCGGGTAGGTTCGACGGACGATCAGAACCCGCGCTGCGGGGTCATTGATGTACTTGAGTGCCTTTGTCAGACACGTATGCGACTTCCCGCCCCCAGCACCGCCGCCGCAGAGTAGAATGTCTGTCGAGTCATCCAACAGGATCAACTGTTGCTTGCGGCTGCAAGGAGCGAAGACCATGCGCTCTTTGGGAGCGGCTTTCGGCTTCACCTTCATGCGACCTCCAATGAAAAAACCCCTGAGCGTCCAACGGACGACAGGGGCCGTGTCACCAACTATAGCCAGCACCCTTGCCCAAGGAGAAAGAGAAACAGCGTAGGCGCTGGCTGTAGTTGGCGTTGTGTTTGGTCAGTGCGGCAGGAATCGAACCTACAACCTCCGGGTTCCTGGCCCGGCCGTCTACCAGATTGACAATACACACTGAATGGTGGACCGTAAGGGAATCGAACCCTTCCCCCGGGCTTGCAAAGCCTAGAGTCTCCCCAGATAACAGCCCGATATGTTCTGGCAGTCAAGGCAGGGATCGAACCCGCGACCAACGCATTAACAGTGCGCCGCTCTACCAACTGAGCTACAAGACTACTGAATGGAGCCCTCATCGGGGATCGAACCCGAATTACCGGATTGAAAGTCCAGCGTTCTAACCGATTAAACTATGAGGACGTTGTTTGGTTGCCAGACTCGGACTCGAACCAAGGACTTACCGCTTATCGGGCGGTTACTCTACCAACTGAGTTATCCGGCAATGGCGCCCCGCAGCGGACTCGAACCGCTGGCCTGATGATCGACAATCATCCGCTCTAACCAACTGAGCTAGCAGGGCAATTTCTTACGTATGAGAATTGTAGCACAATACGCGCTACTTGTCAAGTGGTTGCGGGGGCCGGGATCGAACCGACGACATCCGGGTTATGAGCCCGGCGCTCTACCGACTGAGCTACCCCGCAACTGGCAGACCGACTTGGACTCGAACCAAGGACACCAGGGATCAAAGCCCTGTGCTCTACCAACTGAGCTACCGGCCAACATTGGTGCAACCGCACTCCCGCATCTCGTTTGATCCGCAACGCAGCTAGCAAGGCCGCGATACACGGCACCGCTGTTAGGGCGCAAGTTGCAAGCGGCACGAGATTGCGCCACCGCTTAAAAAATGCCTGCCGCAGCGTGCATTGCCTGTACTATTGCCCGGCCACTCAAGGCGGGGCAACCTCTAGTTTGGAGACATGCGCTGCGTGCAGGACAGAACTGGCGAATGGGGTAGGAGTCGAACCTACAACCTACGGATTTGGAATCCGTTGCTCTGCCAGTTGAGCTACCGCACCCATCGACTGTTTTATAGCCTACAGTCATTGGCTGAGATGAACAGGATTTGCCGGGTTATTGTCCCTGTCGATCCGACGCTATCAGCTTACGCTGTCACCGCTCGGGCATCTCTACCGCTTTATGTCGAAGCTAGTCCGTCTAGTGTTCTTTTCAGGCCACTTTCGTCCGTATTCCTTCGATAACGTTGCGGGCACTTCGTTTTTCTACCTTATGGCCTGTGTGCAGTAGGGCCGCAAATCCTCAGTAGTTTCGGGCTAGCACCGTAGCAGTGCTTCGCATCTTCCGTGACTACCCGCAACCTTAGCAGGCGTCTTCCGTGCTACATCGAAAATTCTTTGGAGCGGGCTACAGGGGTCGAACCTGCCTCTTTCGGCTTGGAAGGCCAAACGTACTCCATTGACAACCCGCAAATGCTCTTTGAAAGTCGCTCCGGTCGGATTACCGTTTGCCTTCGGGCGAATGCGTCAGTCGTAGAGTTCAAGGGTGGCTTCTCCGGGTTACTCAGCCCGGTGCCTTCCGCCAACTCCGATCCTGTTTCGCCAGCAACGTCCCCGTTGCTTTGAATTCCGACTTTTCACCTTTCGGGGAGGTGTGCTAGCCCCTGCCCCTCTCGCGGTGTTTCTCTTTCGGTATTCCGAAGCGACTATCAAAGAACATGGTGCCCAGGGCAGGACTCGAACCTGCAAGAAGACGGCCCTCAACCGTCCGCGTCTGCCAATTTCGCCACCCGGGCAATCTTCATTCGTGTGGGCTCGTAGTAGGCTACGCTTACATACGACCTACCGTTGCTCAGAATACGTCTGAGTGCGTCACGGTGAACGTTGTGACTACTTGCCAGTGGCCTCTTCCCCGACTCGAACGGGTGGCTCAGTGCAAGATGTACCAGTCAAGCACCTTTCGTCACTATCACCTACAAGCCCACGCGAATGAGGACTGGTGCCCCCTGTCCGACTCGAACGGACGACCTACTGCTTACAAGGCAGTTGCTCTACCAACTGAGCTAAAAGGGCGAGTGTTGGAAGTGTATCACACACTTCCTTGTCCTGTCAACCCCTGGACGTGGGGTTCGCAGCGTTTTCGAGGTTCTTGACCACCGCACCGAGGGTGTCGGCTGTGTGGCAGCGACCACTGTCTTGCTTGATGCCGACCAGTTCTGCGGTATCGACCACCACTGCAACCGGCGTGGTCACGACTGCCACAGCCGCCTTTGCGATGTCTTCGAGAAGACCGAACATGCTCTCTCTCCTTGTGTCTGGTGGGTGTTCAAGGACTCGAACCTCTCGTCTACCAGCCTACCTGTTTTACGACGCCGGGGTTACAGCCCGGCAGCAGGAAAACACCCGTTGATCTGTTGAAGCCTCAACTGTAGCACACGGTATGTGCAGATGTCAAGGCTCTGTTACAACTTATTTCACTTCCCGGATTGTCGTGAAGTCCACCAGGGGGCGGTCTTCGTCTTCGACGGGGACCAGGGCCTTGCTGGCACCGTGCAGCTTCATCTCCGCGATGAGGCGGTTCACCTCGTCGGAGTTGATTTCCTTCGCCACAGTCACTTGAAGCTCCAGAAGCGTCCGTGCCGCAGTCAGGCGCACCTTCTCGTCCTTGGACTCCAACAGCTTGACAAGAGCCTCGACTGCTGGCTTCGACTGCCTTGCAACGTCCTTGAGCAGACGCTTCAGGTCGATTCCGCCGTTCAGGAAGCTCGGAACCTCCTGTTTCAGTTCCACCACCACAGAGGGGGTGGAGACAGCTTGATCGCTCACACTACCTCCATGATTATCGTAGACCGTCATTGTAGCACGACAGTCGTCAAGTTGTCAAGGGGTGTGACAGAAGTTTTGCACAACTGGGAGTGTAGCACCAGACAGCCCAAGATGTCAACTGGCGCCCACCGGCGCGGAGCATTGCACAGGTGAAGGACTGTGGCAGTCCTGGCGTCAGCCAGAGTTCTCAGCCTTGAGAATCCGACCACTGCGAAGCGGTGGGCGGCTGGGGCTTGACAAAGGCTGAAAGCTGTGCTACACTCTTGATTATATATAACTAAGTTACTGTCTAAGACTACTACTTAGTTGTTACATTTAAGACCGCGTTAAGCGGTCATCATGACTTAGACTTTCACATTATGAAATAACATAGTGTGATACAATGATCGGAGAACAAGATGCCACGGAACCATGACGAGGCGTTGGAGTGGCCCGACGAGAACACACCGACACTCGAAGCCATCCTTGCCCGTCTTGAACTCGAAGCCGCTGACGGTGACGACAGCGACCCCCTGCAACCCCTGAACACCTCAACGGAGGACGACAATGACTGACCCCACCCTGGCCCGCCAGATCATCCAAGAACCCAACCTCGGAACGTTCATCGAGCGCATCGTCGCTGCAACGAAGGACGGCTGGGAAATCGACCCGATGAACCCCCCGACGCAGTTCTCGTGGCTCTACGAGACACACGTTCTCAAGCCTGAGAATCTGGTCGAAGCACCGAAGCCGACCCGTGCCGAAATCCTGGCCGCTGCCCGTGCGGCGAAGGCTGCGAAGGCGGCTGAAGAGGCCCAGGCCCAGGCCCAGGCAGAGCAACCGGCGCCTGAAGCCCCTGCTGAAGCCCCTGCTGAATGAACGGCGTCGTGAAGCTGAAGGAGCGGCTTGTACAAGTCACAGCAGAGCGTGACTACCTCGCAAGCCTCGTGGAAGCCTTCAGGGAGGGTCGCCCGCCCCGGACTGGTGCGTCTCTGCAACACTTCATCTTCGCACGCTGGGGCCGGAAACGGCTCGAAGAACAACAAGCCACACCCGCCCTCCTGAGAGGCGTGGACGGCTGACCCAGGAGAAACGATGGGACGCAAAACACAACGCACCCCGCGCCTGACCCGGCGCGAGAAGCTGCTGCAAGAGCGGATTGCAGCACGGCAGGCCAGCACCCCCGAAGACGTGGTGCAGAAGCCCGCAGCGATTCCGCAACTCGAAGCGAAAAACCAGAACCAACGCAGGGCGATGAAGTTCCTTGCGGAAGGCGTCCCGGTTCTGTTCCTGACTGGCAGTGCCGGTACGGGCAAGTCGCTTCTCGCTGTGCATCGAGCAGCCGTGTTGCTCAAGTCGAAGCAGATCGACAAGGTGTACCTCGCACGCCCGGCAGTCGTGACCGGGAAGAGCATCGGCCTGCTTCCCGGAGAGGTCGAAGAGAAGCTGGCACCGTACTTCAAGCAGACACTGGCTCACTTCGAGCGGATGCTTGGCAAGGGCTTCACGACCTACTGCTTGGAGAAGAAGATCATAGAGATGGTGCCGACTGAGTACCTTCGAGGGATGAGCTTCGAGGACTGCTTCGTGCTGGTGGAAGAGGCACAGAACTTCGACCACGAAGACATGGAGATGGTTCTGACTCGCCTTGGCGAGAACACCCAGATGGTGTTCACTGGTGACACGAAGCAGAACGACCTGAAGACGGAGAGCGGCCTGAAGACGGCTGTGGCGCTGATCGAACGGATGCTTCAGACGCACCCCGAGTACATGGACTCGTCCGACATCGACGCTCTTGACGAGAGCATCGGAGTCGTCAGGTTCATGCCCGAGGATGTCGTCCGTAGCGGCCTGACTCGTGCGTTCGTCAAGATGTACTACCACAACACCTGAAGGAGCGTCATGGGAAAACGCAAGCAATCTGAGGACGGCGACGAGCCGATCTACAACGAAGCCTTCCACGTCTCCGTCGTGGAGTCGGAAGAGGGGCCGCAAATCTTCAACATCTTCATCTTCGACGGCATCGAGAGCGCGGAGCAGTTCATCCCTGCAATCGAGGCACTCCAGATCGCCAAAGAAGATGACCTCGTGATGGTGCATCTGTCCACCCCTGGTGGGAGCGTCGATGCGACTGACACCTTCCTGCTGGCGTTGAAGATGTGCCGTGCAAGGATCGTGTTCATCGCAAGCGGCGGTGTCCACTCTGCCGGTACGCTGATCCTGATGCACGCCGACGAGGTGATCCTGTCTGAAGGCTTCAATGCTCTCGTCCACAACGGAAGCGTCGGTCATGGCGGGAAGTTCAACGAGTACGCCGCAGCATCCGATCACAGCCGGGCGTTCATGTGCGACCTCTTCCGCAAGACCTACAAGGGCTTCTTGACGAAGGACGAAATCGAGCGCATGATCGAAGGCAAGGACTTCTGGTTCAACGCCGACGAGTTCAGGGAGCGCCTGAAAGAACGAATCAAGCAACGCGACTAAGTGTTGTATCGCCGCCACACCTACTGGTGCGGCGGCTTTTTTCATGTAGAATCGCGGCTTTCAACATCAAGGACACACATGAAAAGGCTGGTAATAGCCCTGGCGCTGGTGCTGGTAGTCATCGCAGCGACAGCAGAAACGTACTGGGGGACTGTGATGACACGCTCCTATCACGCAAACAGGGCGAAAGACTACAACGAGAACAACTTCGGCCTGGGCCTGGAAGTCCGGGAAGGCGAGTTCCGGGCTGGGCTTGGGAGCTTTGCCAACTCGTACTACAAGACCTCGAACATCCTGTACGTCAGCTACCTCCCCTGGGAGATTGGCCCTGTGCGTGCTGGACTCCGCGCAGGGGTGGTGAGCGGATACCCGATGTACGACGGGAAGTACGGGCCGTTCTACAACCTGTTGCTCGAATACGACATCTGCAAGGCCCTATCTGCTGATCTGCTTGTCATCGCGCCCAGCAAGACGGATACTCCGACTGGAGCCGTGGCCCTGCAACTGAAGGCCACGTACTAACGCCGAAGGCGCGCAAAATTTCACCCGCAGTGCGGGTTAAAGGAGAGAAACGATGCAAGAGCTTGAAGTCGATGTCCACTTCGGCAACATCATGAGTTCCAAGGGGAGCGACTACGTGGAAATCACGATCACTGACAAGGCCAGTGGCGTGCAATTCCTCGAACTGCCGCTGTCGTTCGAGCAGTTCGGAAGGCTGGTGAAGGGCAACGGCACTGAGCGACTGAAAGTGACGGTCCGTGGCGCCGATGTGCTTGGCAAGAAGCGTGTGAGCGAGCGACGGTCTGTGACGATCCCGTTCTCCGCTGTGGGGCGGGACAGGCGCGAGGACTACGAAGAGTGGTTGCGCACGCAGTACAAGGAGGACGGCTGGCACGTCAGCACGTACCTTGGCAGTCGGAGTAGCATCCAACGCGGGCCGTGGGGCTCTGAAAGCGTCACGCTGAACTTCAGCGTCTACAAGTGGGTGGATGCCTGATGTCTCGCCCGATGACGCTTGCCGAACTGCACAACGTCTTGACCAGGGCAGAGGTCTACAACGGGCCGTTCTCACGCAACCCGACGAAGACGGTAAAGTACATCTACCCGAGCATCGACCTTCGAGACGGGAAGTGTTTTGCAGTGCGATTCGACGGCTACGGTCGAAGTTTCGTGCTACACTGTGCGAACGAATTTCGTGAAGTTCCCGAGAGCCTGTACGAACGGTGTCTCGAATTCCTCAATACGCCCGAGTGGCCCAAGGAGTCCTGATATGTACCTCACCAAGTCAAGCAAACCGAAGACCGTCGAGATGCGCTTCCGTCCGCTTCTCAACGATGAGAAGATTTCCGACCACGACTTCGTGGAAGACACTGCAAGTGGTCGCCGCGTCCGTGTCAAAGGCAGTTTCTACGGCTTCCTTCGCGGCCAGCGTCCGAGTCAAGCACGGATGCTCCCTGATGTCTTCGACGTGGTGCGTGAATCGTGAAGACGCCTGAAGGCCCCAAGTTCATCCCAGTCGCTTCGGCACTGGCCCAGATCGGTCTGCCATTCCTGCTGCAAACAGGCGAGCCGTTCATTTTCATCCCCCACGCAGACGTTGTGTTCGGTGTGGTTGCAGCGAACAACTGAAGGAGAAGAACAACGTGAAGAACTACATCGCATTCGTGGACGACCACAGCGGCTCGATGCACGGCATCGCAAAGATGGCCCTGGCCGACTCGAACGCCAACCGCATGTCCATCGCCAATGCCGCTACCAAGGAGCGTCTGGACACCATCGTCTCGGCCTTCGGTGTCGGCCTCGACGGAGACTCGGGCGTCGTGCGGAAGTACGTCATCTCGAACCCGAACGTCATGCGCGAAGAGACTTCCTGGCCGACGCCGGGCGGCACCCCGCTGTACGACGGCATCTGGGATGCCATCGAACTGCACGAGAAGCTCCCCGACTACTCCAACCCGGACGTGTCGTTCCTGATCTTCATCACGACAGACGGGCGCGAGAGCCACTCGAAGCGCAGAAGCGCCACCAACCTCTGCCGAAAGATCGAAGAGCTTCAGGCCACTGGTCGCTGGACTTTCGTCGCCCGTATGCCTCGCGGTGCAGCACATCACGCGACGGCCATCGGCATCCCCGATGGCAACGTGCTGGAGTGGGAGACGACCCGCGAAGGCATGGCAAAGGCCACCGTGGCGACCCAGGCCGCGACCACTGCGTACTACGCCGCCCGTTCGGCTGGTGCCCGGTCTTCGTCGTCGTTCTACACCAACGCCGCAGCGGTGGACGTGTCGAAGCTGACCGACATCACCTCGGAAGTGAGCCTGTACCAAGTGCCCAACTCGAACGGCACCGCACGCCTGCGCATCGACGACTTCATCCTGAGCAAGCGCAGCAAGTTCCTCAAGGGCGCCGCGTTCGTGCAACTGGTGAAGACCGAGCCCAAGATCGGCCCGAAGAAGATCGTGCTGATTCGTGAGCGTCAGGCACCGCACCGCATCTTCGCTGGCAAGGAAGCCCGCCAGATGATCGGGATGCCGACCGACCCGACGAGCAACGCTCGCGTCCACCCTGGCGACCACGGCAACTACGACATCTTCATCCAGAGCGAGTCGCTGAACAGGCTGCTGCCCGACAACGTGGGCGTGATCTACTGGGAGAAGCAAGGTGTGCCGTTCACCCAGGAGGACATCGACAAGTTCGCGCCGAAGGCCCCTGCGGCACCCGCAGTCCCGGTTCTGCCAGCCGTCGTCGGCAACACCCGTCCGACTGCAAGCCCGATTCCGAAGGCCCAGGCGCCCAAGAGCCTCTTCCCGACCGTCAACGGTCGCCCTGTGAACGTGTTCAGCACGCGCCAAGAGGCCCGCGACAGCAAGACCGGCACTCCGCAGCGCGGCAGCGTCGTCGTCGGCAACACCATCTTCGGCTGGTACACCTACAAGTGAAGACGAGGCGGCACGCACGAAACATGATCACGGCAGTGCCGGGGTACTTCATGGTTTCAGATTGTGATGGGAAAGTCTACATAGACACTGACAACCCAATCATAGCTTGGCATGTGTCAGAGTCTTGGGAAGAGGGTGAAGACGGATTCCCGGAAGGGTTGGTTTCAAGCACTAGCCCCGTAAGCCTGCTAGATGGAAACCTGTACGGAAGAGAGTACGTGTTCGTGTCCCCTGTGTTTCAAGTCGTGGATGAGTCTGGGAACACATGGGAAATGGAGGCGTACAGACGCTGGATAGGGTCACGTAACACAAGAAATGAACGAGCCGGGCGCAGCCCGGTCTGATCGATTGACCAGTTCGGCCACGCGCCGAGAGAGGATGACTGTGAAACTTGAGGAACTGCACATCGGTGTGTCACCGCTGACAGACCGCCTGTATCTGGGCACGGTGAGCAAGCGCGACCGCGGCACCTGGGCGAGCAAGACGGACTACACAAGCAAGTTCATTGGCGCACTGATGGAGTGGGCGCCTCCTGGCACTGCACGGCTGGTGACGGACAACCACGGGAATCGCTATGAGGTCGAAGTGCGAAAACTGCCAAGCGCCGAGGAGGGCGGATTGACCATCTGCGACATGCACGACGAGTCGAACTAGAGGCCGAACGAGAAGGAGAAACAACATGCGTAAACTCGCAAGCATTCAACGAGTCACGGGCCTGCGCCCGATCCCCGGCGCCGACCTGATCGAAGTCGCCGATGTCCTGGGCTGGTCTGTCGTCGTCAAGAAGGGCGAATTCGCCGTGGGCGACCTCGTGGTCTACTTCGAGGTGGACTCGTGGCTGGACGCCAGCAACCCGGTGTACGCTTCCTTCGAGGAACGCTTCACCAACTGGGGCACGAAGCGCGGGATGCGCCTGAAGACGATCAAGCTGCGCAAGCAACTGTCGCAGGGCCTGATACTGTCCACGAGCCAGTTCCCCGAACTGATGGGGACGACTGTGGAAGTCAGCACGAGCCCGTTCAAGGCGTCTGTCGGCCCCGGCCTGTTCTACAACGAGGGCGACGACGTGACCGACATTCTCAAGGTCGAGAAGTGGGAGCCCTTGGAGGTGCAACAGTCCGAGAAGGGCGGGCCGTCGCAGGCAAGCAAGACTCGTGCCTTCCCGTGGTTCCTGCGCAAGACCGACCAAGAGCGGGTGCAGAACTACATCCACCTGATCCCGACAGTCGATGACGAAGAAACCTTCGAGGCCACGATCAAGCTGGACGGCTCTTCCATGACGGTCTACGTGATCGGCAAGGAGAACCCGCTGTACGCCGAAATCCTGAAGGAGCGTGACGAGAAGCGTCGTGCGAAGATGGGCCTGTTCGGTCGGGTGATCGACTCCATCAAGTCGCGGTTCTGGCCTGCACCGAAGCCTGAGTACCTGTCGGGCGTGTGCAGTCGCAACATCGAACTGGACATCGACGGTGACAACCACTTCAGCCAGTTCGTGCGCGAACACCGCATCATCGAGAAGATCGCCCTGGGTGCGCAACCGGATGAAGCGGTCGCCTTCCAAGGGGAACTGATCGCGCCGTCGATCCAGCAGAACCACGAGCAAGTCAGCGGCTACGGGTGGCACGTCTTCGACGTGTTCAACATCACCGAGGGCACCTACCTGCGCCCGGTTGCTGCACGTCTTGCGACTGAGTTCGCCTGCCTGAGTTACGTGCCAGTTCTGGAACGTCGCATGTCGCTGAAGGAGTTCCGGCACGAGGCTGATGCCAGCCTGACTCCGCAAGAGTCAGCCCGTGCGATGGTCGAGAGCATCCTGGCCTACGCCGAAGGCCCTGGCATGAACAAGGGCGTGAAGCGCGAGGGTGTGGTGTTCAAGTCGAACAAGCGGGACTTCAGCTTCAAGGCCATCTCGAACAGCTACCTGCTGAAGAAGGGCTGACATGGCGGCGCACTGGTACTTTCCATACGAGGCTGGAAGAAAGGCTTTCACCGAAGGAAAGTCTGTGGCACAATGTCCCCACAAGGCGGGCACGGTGTCCGCCCAGAGGTGGATCGACGGCTGGAACACGGAGTTCAAGGCCACCAGACGCTACTGAAAGGTTCGACATGGCTCGCAAAAGGCTCTCTGACTACCATTGGCGACAAGACGAGGTGAACGGGCACTGGCTGTTGAGGATCAACGACGCCTACTCGTTCATCGTGGCACCTGTCCAGGGGAAGACCGAAGAGTTCATGTACTCCGTGCATGACGAGTACCTCGGCTTTCACGGCAAGGAGATGCACGACTGCTGCTGCGAATGTGCAAAGTGGAAGTGCGTCGGGTTCCTTGAGCGTGGAGAGTGGGCGAAGCTCGCTCCGGGGGCGGGCTCCAATGAGCCGTAGATTCAGCCGAAGCGGGCGGGCTCTTCCCGCCCCAGCCGTCATCATCCTGTGTGTGGCTTTGGCGCCACTTGCGATGTACGTGGCTCTCGCCTACGGTATACTGTGGGCTGTTCGATTTTCAAGACGCTGAGAAGGAGAGAAAGATGATCGTCACCCGCGAAGAGGGCGCAAAGCCCATCAAGGCATGGCTGGGCACGAAGGAGTCCAAAGTTCGACGCGAAGACGAGTTCGGGGTCAACCACTACGACAAGGTGACGGTCATCGACGTGGAAGACGCGGCGCTGCAACAGACCAAGAACATCGCACGTCTGCCGTTCATCGCTCCGCAGGGCGTGGCCCTGATGCCCGACGCCCATCTGGGCAAGGGTGCGACCGTGGGTTCCGTGGTTCCGACCACGAACGCGATCATCCCCTCTGCCGTTGGCGTTGACCTGGGCTGCGGCATGAACGCCGTCCGCCTGTCGCTGAAGGCGCACCAACTGCCCGACAACCTGAAGGCCATCCGCTCGCAAATCGAGCGTGACATCCCGATGGGCACTGGTGGAAGCCACAACGTCGATGGCCTGGAGCGAAGCATCTGGATCGCGGCGCGGAGCGACCTGTTCAAGAGCGCCCCGGAATCCGCCAAGGTGCCGTTCAAGGACGAGGAAGCCTTCCTGAAGAAGAGCGTCAGCCAAGTTGGCACGCTGGGCAGCGGCAACCACTTCATCGAACTCTGCACCGACGAGAACGACGACGTGTGGGTCATGCTGCACTCGGGCTCCCGTGGCGTCGGCAACATGATCGGCAGCTACTACATCGAGAAGGCCAAGCGCAAGATGGAGATGTTCTACATCACCCTGCCCGATGGCGACCTCGCCTTCATCCCGGAAGCCGACGACGACTTCAAGGCGTACACGGACGCGGTGCAGTGGGCGCAGGACTACGCCCTGGAGAACCGCAAGGAGATGATGACTGTCGTCCTGGCGGCTCTGCGTCGGCACGTCCCGGTGGAGTTCACCGTGACCAGTGAAGCCATCAACTGCCACCACAACTACATCTCCCGTGAGAACCACTTCGGGCAGAACCTGTGGGTGACGCGCAAGGGCGCAATCCGCGCACGCGAGGGCGACATGGGCATCATCCCTGGCTCGATGGGTCAGCAGTCCTACATCGTCCGTGGCAAGGGCAACGCCGACAGCTACTGTTCGTGTTCGCACGGTGCGGGGCGGGCGATGTCCCGGGCTGAAGCGAAGCGCCGGTTCTCCCTGCAAGACCTGATCGAGCAGACGGATGGCGTGGAGTGCCGGAAGGACTCCGCAGTGCTGGATGAAATCCCCGGCGCCTACAAGCGTCTGGATGTCGTCATGGAGCTTCAGAAGGACTTGGTGGAAGTCGTTCACGTCCTGAAGGCTGTCCTCTGCGTGAAGGGAAACTGATGAAGGAGCGGCTGAACGGCATTCAGTTGCTGAATGGCGCCCTGTTCGCGTTGCAACAGGAACTCGAAGAGGACGGAAGGCGTCTCACGCAGGAGACTGTCAACGGGAACAGGGCAATGAAGGCTGCATCAGACGTTTTCAGAGCCCGTGTTGCCCTCGGAGATGCCGAGGACATGGTTCTGAAGATCATGGGAGTCCGTGGAGGATGACAGTCTACGTCGATGACATGCACCTGACCAACATGGGCAGGCTGGGGCGCATGAAAATGTGCCACATGACGGCTGACAGCACCGAAGAGTTGCTGAAAATGGCTTACAATCTGGGCATGTCCCGAGACTGGCTTCAGGAAGAGGGGACGTGGAAAGAACACTTCGACGTGGCTACGGGAAAGCGTGCCAAAGCCGTTGCCCTTGGCGCCGTCGAAATCACGATGAAGCAGACTGTAGCCCTTGCGAAAGCACGCTGGGCTGCACGTCTCAACCCTGAGAAGGAGAACCATGAACAAACCGTGTGACTGCAAGTGGTACAACCGCTGCAACAAGCGACCCGGATGCACCGGGAAGGCTCGCTTCCAGAGCGGTGCCAATCAACCCGCCTACGTCAGCCCTCTCAGGGCTGTCAGCAGCGACACCAGCACTGTGACTGTCGTCCAAGACGCCGGTTGCGCCGACTTTTCCTCGGTGGTGGCTGTCGGGGTCATGCTGTCGAACACGGACGGCGTGTGCGTTGCGCCCGCGCCTGTGTACTACGAGCCTGCGCCGAGCCCGGCACCAACACCGTGCTACGAGTCCACGTCCACGGGCGACTCCTACTCGTCGTGTTCGTCGGACTCCGGCTCTTCAAGCTGGAGCAGCGACTGATGGCCGACATTACCATGTGCGGCGGGGAGGGTTGCTTGAAGAAGCGGGCGTGCTATCGCCACACTGCGCCGCAGAATCCGTGGCGGCAGAGCTTCTTCATGACTCCGCCTGTCGAGGCAGACGGAAGCTGCAAGCGGTACATCTCCAACCACGACGACGGGGACAATGAGGGGTTCGGGCTATGAGTCTGGTGTTCAACAACCTGATGGTCAAGCTGACCAAGGCTCAAGTGGAAGCGTTCCTGAAGGAAGAGCTTGAAAAAGCGAACCCAGGGTACGTCGTCTCACAAGTAGTCCCGACCGTGACAGTACAGTTCGACTTCCGTGGCGACGTGTGTGGGCATTCCCTGGCTGGGTTCGACATCCACTTGAAGAGGAAGGGCCAATGAGCAGGATCAACGAAGTTCGAGGTGACATCACCTCGGCAAAGGGCATCATCGTCCACGGCTGCAATGCGCAGGGTGTGATGGGGTCTGGCGTTGCGCTGGCGATCAAGCGGAAGTTCCCTGACGCCTACGTCGAGTACATGAAAGCCTTCCAAGCTGGCAAGCTGCGACTCGGGACTTGCACGTTCTGGACGGACGGAACTACAACGGTCATCAACGGTGTGACGCAGGAGTTCTACGGGCGCGATGGCAAGAAGTACGTGGACTACGACGCTGTGCGCGAGGTCTTCGAGTTCGTGGCGGGCATCGAACACCTCACCGGGTCAGCAGTCAACTTTCCTCTCATCGGCTGTGGCCTCGGCGGTGGTAAGTGGAATGTTGTCGAGGACATCATCCTCAAGACCCAGCACCCGAACGCCGAACTCAACCTGTGGGTGATGCCGTAAGAGGCAAATGGAGGACAACGATGACTGATGTTGCAGAAAAACAACACGAGATGAACCCGGACTACCTGCAAGTCGGTGATCCGGTCAAGGACAGCCCTGTCGGCCCCGGTGTCATCACCGGAACGACTGAAGCGGGCTACCCGCAAGTGAACCACGTCGCTGTGGCAGTCCTGATCCGCGAAGATGGGGCGGTTTTCAATCCCCACGGCTTCGACATGGAGAAGGTGGTGGCGCAGTGGCGAGAAATCGACAAGAAAAAGGCTGAAGGGGGTTGACAAACCCCGATTTCAGTGATACAATGGGGCATCTTCCGCGCAGGAAGATGTGTAGGCTAAGGCTACATGCTGGGGCAACGCTGTAGCTAGCCTGTGGACATCCTAGGCAGTCCCCTAGAGCCATGCTGGGAAGCACTGCTACGCTGGGAAGCGTCGAATCACTGCGAGTGAGAAGGAAGGGCCGCTGTCGGGAGACAGCGGCTTTTCTCATTTCTGAGACGAAAGTACTTGACAGGTCTTCAGCCCGTGCCATAATCACTGAATCGCACAACAGAGGAAAGACATGCACTCGACCCACATCTACACCACGACCTACTCCGCCCTGGGCCTGAATCCTGAACGCTTCCGCATCCTCGTCCAGAAGCTCGCAGAGTGTCTCCCCAAGTTGATGGAGAAGACTGGGGCAGAGGCAGTGGCAGTGCGTGGCACGTCGGGCTATTCTGTGGCCTTCGCCATGCGGATGCTGTGCGACATCCCGTTCATCATCGCCCGCAAGGCTGGCGAAGCCAGTCACGGAGAATCCATCTCGATGTTCCACGACAAGGGCGATTGTAGGGTGTCGAAGTACCTGTTCCTTGACGACTGCATCGCCACTGGAGCAACCTTCGCTGGCGTTCACGCCGACCTCTCCCCTGCAAACTGCGTTGCCATCCTGGCTTACCAAGACTTGATGAGCTACCTCGAAGAGCTTTACGCCCCAAACCGCCTTGCGGTCTTCCACAACCCCAACAAGCGTGTGGTGAACAGCTTCGGCGAGTTCACCGACTACTACACCTTCGACATCCAAGAAAACCACTGAAAGGTTCCCCATGTTCTTCATCGTTCTGGCAGTGTATGCTGCCATCCTCGTCTCGGGCTTCTTCGTCCTCGTCCGCCGCAACAACGGGTGGATGGATGTTGCCCTGGTCGCCTACATCATGTGCGTCGTGACCTACGTCGCCCAAGAAGCCCTGCGGAAGCTGCGACATGAGCCTCGGAGAGTACATCATCCTCTGGGCCTCAGTCCTGATCGGACTCGTCTCGTGCCTCTTCGGGCTGTGGGCCTTCTCTGTCGAAGCCTACCACGAGTTCAAGCGGGGCGACTACGGCATCGCCTTCTGCCCGTTCATCTTCGCAGCTTGCTGCCTGTGGGCGTGATCTTCTGCCTCATCGGCCTTGCCTACCTGATCTGATGAACAGGCCCTCAGACTGGAACAAAGCCCAACCCCCGATGCGACACCAGAAGGGGTGGCCTAAGATCGTCAACGCCGGGTGTCAAGGTTCCCGGGACTACTGGGGCGAGTTCGACTGCGTGTACCCGTGGGGCTGTGAGCAGTGCCCTGTGTACCACGCAGCAGCAGCAGAGCAGAGAGCCAACGACTTCATCGGCCCGCCTGAGCCGATGGAGTTTACATTCGACTGAAAGGAGCCTGACATGGGCCACTACAAAGACAGCCGTGGAATCGACAGCTTCGAGCCCGATGACACGGACGAAGAGTTCTACATCGCCAACTCTGCCACGCTGTCCGACATCATGGACAGGGCCAAGGTGAAGTGGCCTGACGGGTGGGCTGACTTGGACATCGAATCCGAGTACATCAACACGGACTGCCTGTACTACGACCGCTACGACCCGGGTGACTACACCCGCTACCTGAAGATCACCCGCATCAAGGAGATTTGACATGGAAGACACCCAAAGCAACGGCCTGAAGCCCTCTGACCTCGTTCGAGGCGGCAAGTACAACTGGCGCTACCAGAGTGACAAGCTGATCTACGTCGGCAAGAGCGGGGCATGGCACCAGTTCAAGAAGATCGGCGACCCTCGCCCCGTCTGGTGCGAAGTGCTGGACGAGGACATCTATCGACTGGAGGTGACGAAGTGATCGGTTTCCTGTATCGCCTGATCGTCGGCACGTTCCACCGCTGCGATCACAAGTGGGACACCGTGGAGGTGATCCAAGTCGAAGACCGTGTAGGCGGTGTGCTTCGTCGGTACAAACGCTACGTACTCCGCTGCAAGCATTGCGGAGAAATCAAGTGCTGGGAGGTCGGATGAACAGTCCGTGGGACAGGTTTCGTCCGCAAGAAGACTGGGAGCTAGAGGTCTACTACGGTGGCCCGATGCCAGAGCAGGAGGAACCGACACTCGA